TACGAGCCAATATTTATAAAGGGTGCTTATGCAGATAAAGAAGTGAAGTTTATTGGATGTAAATGCAGAAGATGTGATTTTGGAGAAGATGAACTATTGGATGCAAATAAAAAAATGGATAGAAGTGATTTTTGCACCTATTCTGAAAAATATTGGCACGAACACAAGTAGGCTTATTAACTACAACACCAAACCAAAAACAATAGATTATGAGTGATAAAAGAGAGATAAGTATAAAGAAAGTATTTAAGGCTTTACTATTAATAATACTAATGCCGTTAATATGGTATAATGAAAAGGCAGCACCAAAAATAAATAACTACTTAAATAAAAAGTTATTATGAAAAATTATAGTTGGTGGTTAGAAATAGTGGTGTGGGGTGTAATAGTAATAATATCAATGATTGTTTGGTGTATAATTTAAAGTAAATATTATGAATAAAACAGAATTTGCAATAAAAAACTATTTAGATAAGCATTATATTTATAAGGGTAATTCAGATATGCAAACAATAATAATAAACTCATTTTATTGTGAGTGTGATAAAAACAATGAAGATAACTGGATTGATAAATTAAAATACACGCAAAATCATTTCGGATTATTTTGTCAATATGCACAGAATAATTGGAAAAGTATTAACTGCTAAAAACTAAATAGATTATGAGTGATAAAAGAGAAATAAAGGATATGATAAGCGGAAAGAATAAGGAAAGATTTTAAACAAATAGGGTATAAACAATAAAAAAGAATTTATGGAAGTATTAAGCATTTTTGTATGGACTTTAAAGGATATAATAGGTCTATCAATATTAGGATTAATTATATTGATTGTATTAGTAATATTGGCGTATAATTATTTTATGAAGTTTGTGAAATGGATTAAAAGAAGTTTAACCAAACAAGATAAACAATAAGATTATGGAGAAGAAATTACATAAAGCCTTTTTTATTTGTAGTATGATAGGTTTTGCAAGTGGAATTATATTTACTTTAATTGTGATTAAAATATTAACTCAATAGATAAAACAGATTAATAAACAAACAATTAAATAAACAGATACGTTTATAAAAAGAGTTAAATATAAAAAAAATATTATGATAGAGGAAGTTATAAAAATATTAATGTTGTTACCGAGAAATAAAAGAAGAATTGTATCAGAGTTTATATACCAAAAAGACGTTGAGATACAACAATTAAAAAATAAATTAAAAAAACAATAAAAGAGATATGAACGAAAATAAACCATTAAGTTGTTATAGAAATATACATTTTTATAAAAAAGTAGGTAAGGACTCTGTATGTATGTATTGTGGGTTAAATTATTGGGAAGAATTAAAGAGATTATCTTATAAAGTACAAGAATGTATTTTAAAAGTACAATTTATATTAAATAAATATAAAAATAAAAAAGAATTATAATTAAAACTTATTAAAATGAAGAAATATATTTATGATTTAGAAACTTTTAAATCTTTTTTCTTAGCTACATTTAAATTAGTTGGTAAGGATAAATGGTTAGAGTTTGAAATATCAGATAGAAGAAATGATATTAAACAACTTAGAGAGTTTTTAAATACAAAACCTAAATGTATTGGTTTTAATAATATAAGTTTTGATTACCCTGTATTACACAATACTATACTATCAAACAATAACAATTGGACTGCAGAAGAAATATTTGAAGAAGTTCAGTCTATTATTAGTTCTGATTATTCAGCTATTTGGAATAAAGATACTAAAGTGCCACAATTAGATTTATATAAGATATGGCATTATGATAATATGGCTAGACAAACATCTCTTAAATGGCTTGAATTTGCTATGAGAATGGAAAGTATAGAAGATTTACCATACGAACCTGAAACAGTACTAAATGATGATCAAAAAGATGAAGTAATATCTTATTGTAGAAATGATATATTAGCAACAGAAATGTTTTATAACAAATCATTAGATAATATCCAATTTAGAGTTAACATGACTAAAGAATTGGGTTATAATGTAATGAATTATTCAGATGTAAAGATTGGTGAATATATAAATAGAAAAACATATGAAAAGATTTCTAAAAGAAATTATTATGATTTTAAAAAACTTAGAACTTATAGAAAAAGTTTTAATGTTAATGATTTAATTCCTGATTATATTACATTTAAAAGTGATTATCTTAATAATTTCTTAAATGAAATTAGACAATGTTCTTTTAAATCTGATGAAGATTTTGAAAGACATTTAACATTTGCCGGAATAGAAATAAAATTTGCCAAAGGTGGATTACATTCAGTTGATACACCAAGGGATATAAAATGTGATGATGATCATATACTACAAGAAAAAGATGTTGGTTCAATGTATCCAGCATCTATCATTAATGGTAAATATTATCCAAGACATTTAGGAAAAGAATGGTATATGGGTATAAAACAATTATTTGATGAAAGGTCATTTAAATTAAAACCACAATTAAAGAAATTAAAAAAAGGTTCTAGTGAGTATAAATATATTAATTCTAAACAAGAAGCTTTTAAATTAGCTATGAATGGTGGTGGATATGGTAAAACAGGTTCTCTATATAGTTGGCAATATGACCCAATGGTTATTATGAAAACTACATTTAAAGGACAGTTATCTCTATTAATGCTTATAGAACAATTATATATGGCTGGTTGTAAAATTATATCAGCTAATACTGATGGTGTTGTTGTTTATTATAATAAAGCTAAAAAATTAGAAATAGATGAATTACATAAACAATGGGAAAAAGATACTCAATATATATTAGAAGATACTAATTACAGTAGAATTGTATTTAGAGATGTAAATAATTATATTGCTTTTATTATTGATGAAGATGGTAATCATTTAAAATATAAATTTAAAGGAGTTTATGAAATAGATAGAGACTATCATAAGAATCATTCTAAGAGAATTGTAGCTCTTTCTGCAGCTAATTACTTTATTAATAATATAGAACCTCAGATAAGCTTAAAACAGCATTTAAATGGATATGAATATTCATTTGCTGAGAACTATGGTATATATGATTTTTGTATAGGTTCTAAAATGAAAGGTAATAATAGACTATATAGAAGAGTTACACATCTTGCTAACCAGGTTGATTATAAATTAGGTAAAACTAATAGATATTATGTATCTAAAGAAGGTGATCAACTAATTAAAATATTACCACCATTAGAAAAGAATTATTTAACTAAAACTGATAAGTTTAAGGAGAAGAATCCTAATCAAATGGATATATTTGATATTATTGAAGATGATGTATTAGTTGAACCTAAAAATAGAGAAACTAATATTGAAGCAGGTTGGAAATGTACTTTATTTAATAAGTATGTTGATGAAGAATATGACTTATCATATAATTATTATATACAAGAAATAAATAAATTAATAGACTTAGAATAGATATTATGAATATAAATCAAGCGAAAGATAAAATACAAAGAGATGTTCTTAACGCTTGGCGTAAGAATAAATATATAGGTACTGCAGAATGTGCAACGGGATTTGGTAAAACTCGTTGTGCAATTCTAGCAGCAGTAAGGTTTGCAGTAAATGCAGATTATAACTATAAGATATTAATAATAGTTCCAAACAATACTTTAAAACATGAATGGGAAAAAGAATTTAAAAAGTGGAAGCATTCAAAAGTATTCAAAGAATGTGTACAAGTAGAATGTATAAATACAGCAAGAAAGTTTAAAAATCAAAAATATGATTTTGTAATAGCTGATGAAATACATAACTATATTAAAGGTACTATAAATAGTAAATTCTTTAAGAATAATAAATATGATAAAATATTAGGATTGTCAGCCACTATAGAGGATAATCTAATTGATTTCATTAATGGCATAGCTCCAATATGTTATACATTAAGTTTATATGAAGCTGTTGAATTAGGATTAGTAAGTGAATTTACAGTTTATAATATACCAGTTGAATTAAATGATAAAGAAAGAAAAGATTATAATTATTTATCTTCTAAAATCAGAATAGCATGGGAAAATTATGGAGTTCATAGTTGGAAAAATATTTCTGCTAGAAAAGAGATATTGTATAATGCTAAATCTAAAATGAGATTAATAAAAAAGATTACTGAACTATTTGGAAAAGATGATCACGGAGTAATATTTAGTATGACTAAAGATTATTCTGATAAAGTTGCAAATAAGCTTGGTGACAGATGTTTACCTCATCATAGTGGTATAACTAAGAAAAATAGAGTAAGCTTCTTAAAACGCTTCGCTGATGGTCGTACAAAGGTTAAAATACTATCTTCAGCTAAAACATTAGATGAAGGTGTTAATATACCTAGATTAAGTTATAGTTTAATAGCTTCTAATTCAAGTACTGTAAAACAAATGAACCAACGTGTTGGTAGATGTATTAGACTTGGAGAAGATGGTAAACATGCTATAATAATAAGATTGTATTGTAAAGATACACAAGAAGAAAAATGGATAAAAACATCTCAAGCTAAAGTAAATGCAGTAGAACTTAAAAATTTAGGGGAATTAACCCCATTGATTCAATATAAGTAAAATTTAAACTATGACTAAACCAAAATTAAAAGTTATTGAAAAGAATGTTGATAGAGTTAAACAATCTCAATTAGGATTATTTATAAAACTTATTGAAGAAGATTCACCACTAGAGGAAATGCCTAGCATGTGTACTTTATCTAAATTAGTATCTGAAAATTTTGATGTTGATTGTCAACCCGCTGATTTAGAATTATTCTTTAGTATGAATAATTTAATTTTAGATGAAGACTATGAAACAGAATCAAGAAAACAAATTTATTATAAAGATGAACTATTCAGATTAAATCATTGAATAACTATTAATTAAAACTAAATTTATGAAAGAAAAAGAAGAAACTTGATATTATTTATTCAATAAACTATTTTAATAATGGAATTTAATTACATTTCCCAATGATTTGGTGTAATTAGTCTAGTTATTAAATATATTTGTGTAATAGATATATTATCAGTAATTTTACACTATGAATAACTTAGATAACCACGATGATTTAACTATGTGTATAGCTTGTTTTGGAGCTAAAGACATATATGATGGTTTGAATGACACATTTAAACCTTGTGAAACTTGTAATGGTACAGGTGAAGCAACAAGAGAGGAGAATGAAGCGTATCTAAGCACTATTAATTACAATTAATCAATTAAATTTATGGATAAGGAACTTATAGTAACTGAGGTTACTATCAGGATCTCTTGTCTCTCAGAAAATAAGCTAACAGCTGATTTATATCTACTGTTGCATTGGAAATTTATGGGTAATTATAAGTTACCCGATGAAGTTCAAGCAATGCTATTAGAAGATGATGCAGCTTTAGAATATTTAGAGAAGGAGGGATTTATAAAAATAACTGGACATAGGACTTTTGAACTTAGACAAAAGGGTATAGATTTATTTAAATCAGATACATTAGAAATAAAATGGTTAGAATTTCTTGGTAAGTTTCCCTTAAAGGTTCCTGCTAGAAATGGAGGAACTAGACCATTGAAAATTGGAAATCCTGATTCAGTTCGTAATAAAAAAATAAAAGATAAATATATAAGTATAATTAAATCAGATCCTAGTAAACATAGGACTATAATAAATGTATTAGAAGCAGAGGTTAAAATGAGAAGAGACTCTGGTAATTTACAATACATGCACGCTATGGAAGTATGGTTAAACCAAGCTGATTATGATAAGTATGAATATTTATTAGATGAACAAATTAATAATAATTATGAAAATGAAGACTATATGTGATGGAAGAAAAAGTAGGGAAGGTAGAGGAGAGAGTAAAGGGGATAAGGAGAATAAAGGAATCAAAGGAATCTGGTAAGATATTTTGCATACCTTTTGAAAATTATCCTAAATTATCTAAATCTGTACCAGGAGTAGTTCCAGGAATGATAACTATGATAACTGCTGCATCAGGAGTTGGTAAAACACAAGTAGCTAAAGCTCTAGCTGTTAGAGAACCATTGATGTATGCTGCAAAACATGATATAAATTTAAAAATATTATATTTTGCATTAGAAGAATCAGAAAAGGAATTTATAGATACTATGATTTGTAACTATATATCTATACATTGTAAAATCAAATTGGATATATTAACATTACAAGGATATAGAGAAGAATCATTAGATGATGAAACAATGTCTTTAATTGAGAAATATATTGAACCAATAGAAAAGATGCTTGAAAATGTAGAGATAATAGATTCTGTATATAATCCAACGGGTATATATAAATATTGTAGAGACTTTGCAGATAAAAATGGTAAGCATATATATGAAGATAGAGTATTTACTAAAAGAAAGTCTAATGGTGAAATAGTATCTGAGAAAGTAAAAGTTTATTCTCATTATGTTCCTAATGACCCTAATCAAGTAGTTATAGCAGTTGTTGATCATATGTCATTATTAAAACCTGAAAATGAAGGTAATTTACATAATGCCATGGCTCAATGGAGTACCAATTATTGCTTAAAACAATTAACTAAACATTGGAACTGGGCTTGTGTTAATATTATACAACAAGAACAATCAGGAGAAAAGGAACAATTTTCAAATAATGGATTAAGTATTCAAAAGAAGACTGAACCATCTTTAGCTGGATTTGCAAATAATAAAGAAATACAGCGTGATGCTAAAGTAATATTAGGAGTATATAGTCCAGATAGATATGATTATGCTGAATATCATGGTTACAACATAAAGAAATTCAGAGATTCTTTTAGAGCTATTAAAGTTTTAAAGAATAGATTTGCTCCACCTAATAAGTATCATCATTTTTTATTTGATGGTGCATCTAATAGGTTTAAAGAGCTACCTAGATCTACTGAAAATATGGATTGGTATCATAATCAAGCTGATATATTAAACGGAAGAATTAAATAAATTATGAATAAAGATAATAGAAAAGATTATCCTGTATACAATGGAGTATTAAAGTATTTTCCTGATGCTATAATAGAAATTTCTAGATGTAGTGTTGCTGGACAAAAACAACATAATCCTGATAAACCATTAGAATGGGATAGAAGTAAATCAGGTAATGAATTAGATTCTCTTACAAGACATTTAATTCAAGCTGGTGAAATAGATGATGATGGAATTAGGCATAGCACAAAAGTAGCTTGGAGAGCCTTAGCAAATCTTCAAAAAGAATTAGAAGAATCAAATATATTATTTTAAATAAATGAAAAAAGGAGAGAAAGATGAGTGAGACAGCAGAAATTGTATTACCCACTACAAAAATTAAATCAGTGAAGAAAGATCCTAGTAAATTAGTATTATATGCTCCACCAAAGATGGGTAAGACCACAGTGGTTGCAGAACTAGAGAATAATCTTTTAATTGATTTAGAAAATGGTAGTGAGTATGTAGATGCAATGAAAGTTCAAGCTAATAGTTTGAATGAATTAATGGATATAGCTAAAGCTATTGAAGAAGCAGGTAAACCTTATAAGTTTATCACTATTGATACTATTACTAAATTAGAAGAAATGGTATTACCATTAGCTTTAAAATTATATAAAGCTACACCTATGGGTAAAAACTTTAAAGGTTCAGATGTATTAATATTACCAAATGGTGCAGGTTATTTATATCTTAGGAAAGCATTTTTAAAGGTTTTAGCTAGATTAGAGTCATTAGCTGACAATGTTATTCTTATCGGACATCTTAAAGACAAGATGATTAACTCTAAGGGTAAAGAAGTTAATGCTAAAGATTTAGATTTAACAGGTAAGCTTAAATCTATTGTATGTGCAGATGCAGATGCTATTGGTTATTTACATAGAGATGGTAATAAAACATTAGTGAACTTTGCAAGTTCAGATGAAGTACTTTGTGGTTCTAGATGTAATCATTTAAGAGGTAAAGAGGTGACTCTTGCTGAAGGTGATGACAATGGAAATATTAAGGTAGATTGGAGTCAAATATATATAGATTAATTATGGCTGATTATTGGGATTTAAGAAGTAAATATTATACTCCTCCTACATATCCTTCCTATTATAACGTAGAGATCGGCAGTGTGGTGTACCCACTCCGAGGGCTGGGTTTTGGATTGCTAGGTAAAGGAGTAGATTCTAAAAAGAGGAGAAAACAAAAATTATTATTAATTAAATAAATTAAATAAATTAAAAATGAGTGAAGAAGAAAAAAAAGAAAATGTAATATGTAAAACATATAGTGATTTTCTTAAAGCAGGGAAGGAAGTAGTTGATGCTGTTAAACTACCATTTAAAGTTAGATCAGCAAAGAATGATTTAGCTGGAGAAATTATAGACTTAGAAGGTCAAATTGCTGAAAATGAACTTACTATTATAAATGCTAAAAGTGAACATCCATTTAATATGGAAAAAATTTTAGAAGCAATAGATGATAAAGCTATAAATGAAAGAAAGTTAGATCAAGCAAAGGAATTAATGGAAGAATTATTTCCAAACAAGTAAAAATAAATTAAATAAATTAAATAATAATTAAAAAACAAAAAGAATGACAGATTTTAATGGAGATGGATTTGAAGTAAAGGAAGAAGTAAGAAGACCTAAAAAATCAATTACACCTGGTATACAAGTAGCTAAAATTACAGATGTAGTTTATGGTGAAACTTCAGCAAAGAAAACACCTTATATTAGGTTCACACATATGACTGCACCTGTAGAAGGTTTAGTTGATGAAAATGAGGATCCAATGGGGCAGAAAGCAAACACTACAATGTGGATGTCTGAAGGTGCTTGGAACATTGAAGGTGCAAACTGGTGTACTAAAGCAAGATTAACTATTATGGCTGATAAATTAGGATTAAGTTCTGAATTTGCAGCTATTAAAGGTAGTAGTGCAGAAGATTTTGTTAATCAAGTAGCAAAATTATTCAAAGGAAAGAAAGCTAGATGGGTATTTGGTGGTGAAGAAGATACTTTTACACCTGAGGGTGGTAAAGAATTAACTATCGTAAGACCACAACTAAATAGCTTTGGTTTTGTTGAAAGTTTAACTGCAGTTCCTAATGATGAGGATACTAAGTTATATTTTAATGAAGATAAACACATTAAAAGGTTAGAGGTAGCTGATGACACATCTTCTGATGATACGTCTGCAGATGCCAGTGCAGATACTGATGATGGAGATGGTTGGTAATAACTATTTATTGAGTTAGTTTAGTTATTAATAGAGGGGGAGTATTTTTATACTCTCCCTTTTTAAATTAAAAATATTATGAACACAATAGAAAACAATAAAAAATGATTGATTATGGAATATTTAAACGAAGTATATTTATTTGCTTGGGTACTATCTCTAACGATAATAGTGTTAGCTCTTGTTGTTGGAATAATAGTTATGGGTTTTAAAATTGATAAAATTAAATTAGAACATTATGAACACAACAGAAAACAATAAGTTAATAGCAAGTTTTATGGAGTTGAAACGTGGTATATATCCAAGTAGATTGGGTAAGGGGTATTACGAAAACACGCCTATTGGCGATGTAGAAGTTGCAGAAGCAAATTTATTACCATACCACACATCTTGGGATTGGTTAATGCCAGTAGTAGAAAAGATTGGAAAAATAGATAATAAAAAGTTTTCTATAGAAATAGATTTCAATGTATTTGTATGGTGTCAAATAACAAGACCAAATCTAAGAACAATAACTATGAAAGGTAGTGACCCTAAAGAAGTAACATACAAAGCAGTAGTAGAATTTATTAAATGGTATAACGAAAATAAATAGTAATAAATATGGAATTTAATGGAGCAGGATTTTTAGAATTATCCGAAGAAAATATTTTTAAAAAGGTTAGTGAATATGATGTTTTTAGATATTACATTCCAGATTTCATAGAGTTAAATACTTTATTTAGTAGTCCTTTTAGAAATGACAGTAGACCAAGTTGTTCAATACAATCTTGGAATAATAAATTATTTTTTAAAGACTTCGGAGGCACAAAAGAAAGTTATACAGCAGTCAACTTTGTAAAAGCTAAATTTAATGTTAGTTATTATGATGCATTACGTATCATATCCAATGATTTTAATTTAGGTTTTGCTCAAAATGTTGTAACCAAATCAACAATGGGATATATAGGTATACCAAATCCTATTAAAAAAGAAATCCCAAATAAAGATACTATAATACGCATAAAAAGAAGAAAATGGAATAATGGTATAGATAAAAAATATTGGAGTATGTATGGCTTTAATAAAGCTGTTCTAAAGCATTGTAATATAGTAGCTATATCTCACTTATGGATTAATGGTAAATGTTTTAATATAAAGCCTGAATCACCTTCATATGCTTATATTATAGATAAAGGAGTATATAAAATATTATCACCTTATAGTGAATTTAAATGGGTTAACAATTGTAAGGATCATTTGCAAGGTTATCACCAACTTCCTAAAACAGGAGAATTATTAATAATAACAAAGTCATTAAAAGATTGTGGTCTATTATGGAAATATGGACATATTGCTGTAGCACCTCAATCTGAAAATTCATTGATTCCTATGGAAATGATGGATGAATTAAAATCTAGGTTTAATAAAATAATTGTATTTTTTGATAATGATGATCCTGGTATAGAGGCAGCTAAAGATTATGAAGAGATTTATAATTTAGAATCTGCAATAATACCAATTGGATTACCAAAGGATATAACAGATTATTATAAAGAGTTTGGAGATGATAAGACAAAACAATTAATAAAAGAATTATTATGAAAGAAGATGGGTTAAATGAAGGTATATTTAAAGTAGGAGATAAGGTTAAATGTATAAGTGCTAATAAAGGATCTTCTATAAAAGAAGGTAGTATATATACAATAGATAAAATTATCTTGGTTAATAATTTTTGTACACTTAAAGAAATAAAGGCATCTCATAATTATGCTATTGATAGATTCGTATTACATAACGAACAGTCTTCTAAAGAAGATAAAAATGATATAGAAGAAAACAGAAGACAATTAGAAGAATTAATTAAAATTCTTAATTAAATTATCTTTACATAAAAATTAATAAATAAAACACTATGAATGCATATAAATTAAATGGAATTGCTGGACATATGTTTAGAAAGGCAGTTTGTGATGAATTAAAAATAGAATTTAGTGATATATATAAAACTGTAAAAAACTTAGAAAGTGATGGAACAATCTTATTACATAATGGTAGAAAATTTAAATTAGGATTAATAGAATTTGAAAGTGAATTAGATGAACTAAAAAGAATTTTAAATGAATAAATACAAAAATAAAGAAGAGTTATATTTCTCATATTATTTAGACGAACTTAAAAAATATGATATAATAGATAGTTATACTTACGAAGAGGAAACTTTTAAATTATCAGAAGATATTAAATATACTCATATGAAATATACTCAATTAAAAACTAAAGTTAAAAAACAAGCTATAACTAAATCACTTCTTAAACCTTGTACATATACACCAGATTTTATTATACTAGCCAATAGTCCTACAGATGGATTTTTTAATATAGCAGCTAATAATCCTATATTTATATCAACAAATGATTTAAAATGTTATGTAGATGTTAAAGGCATGTTTGCAGGAAGAACTAATAGTACCCAATATACATTTCCACTTAAACAAAAATGGATGTATCAAAAGTATAATATATATACAAATAAAGTAGTACCAGAAAAGTTATTTGCTAAAACATTTACTCCTAAAAAAGTAATAGAAGAAGAGATATTTAAAAGAGATAATGTTAAAAAAGGTATTAAAAAAGGAGATAGCAAGTTAAAGTTTGAAGTAAAAACAATTGAAGAATATTTAAAAAGTATTAATTAAAAAAACAATTTATGAAATATTTAATAATAATATTATTATTCACTTTACCATTTTTAGGTCCTAGTGAAAGTTTAAAATATGAAGTAGATGGAGCAGTAATAGAAAAGGCATCATCAGAAATAATTATAGATACATTATCTTTTTCTTTAGAAAATTTAGATTATGTTTTAAAACACTATAATGTACAATACAGAGATATAGTAATAAAACAATTTATCTTAGAAACAGGATGGGGAACATCTTATAGTTTTAGAGAGAGAAATAATTTATTCGGATTAACAAATCCTAGGACAGGTAAATACTTTGAATTTGAACATTGGACTGAATCTGTAAAAGGATATGAAAATTCTGTTCAATATAAATACAAAGGTGGAGATTATTATAAGTTTCTTAAAGAATTACCCTATGCTATGGATCCAAATTATATTAAAAAATTAAAATCAATTAAAATCAACATGTAAAATAAGCTATGAAAAATATAAAAGAAGTATTAACAAAAGTATATCATGATTCAGAATTAAGAAAAAGTATTGTTCCTTTATTTATAGGAAATCCAGGATTAGGTAAAACTGTAATGATAGAAGAATTTGCTAAAGAACAAGGAGTGAAATTAGTTGAATTAATAACATCTCAAATGTCACCATTTGAAATAAGTGGTATAGCTATGCCTGATAAGGATAGTAAAAAGATGACATATTATAATTTTGATAAATTAGAAGATTTACAAGATGGAGATATATTATTCTTTGATGAATTACTTAATGGTAATCCTGTAGTTCTTAATGCTTGTTTAACTATATTAGAACAAAGACGTTTTATTTCTGGTAAACCAATGCCTGATATTATGATTATTGCAGCTGCTAACCCACAAGGAATGGTTCCATTAACTCCTCAAATTAAAGAAAGATTTGTTTGGTATGATGTAAAATTTGACAGAAAGATGTGGATTGATTTTATGATAGATAAAATAGGTATTACTAAAGGTATTGGTAGAAAATTAAGTAATCTTATAGATAATGAATCATATACGTCTAATAATTTTTATACACCTAGAAGTGTATATAAAGCTGTAAATATGATAATTAAAGATGTTCCCACACCATATGAAAGAGAGCTTTTAACTATATTAGAAGAACCAATTACTAATATACTAGATGAAAAAATAACATTAATAGAACCTGTTAGAAAAACAAAAACTAGAGAAGGTGTAAAAGGTGTATATCTAGCTCCTGGAGAAATGACTACTTGGTTATCATTAATAAAATATAAAATAAAAAACAATGGAATTATTAAAAAGTAAAAGATTAACAATACCTACAGTGTATTTTATTACAGATAGGGAAAAAATTAAAGAGATACCCATAGGGATACCTTTATATTTGGTGATAATAAGATAAAGAATAACATGATTAGACTGCTAGAATATGAAGTATTATATAAAGCAGCTATAGATAGTGGATATCCTTTTGATTTTAAAGCTATATTAAGAGAAAATGGATTTGACATATCTGATATATCATTTGGAGGTAATCCAGCATATATAGAATGGAGTACAGAAGGAACTATAAGTGATGATTTTAAAATAGAAGATTGTGCATCTATATCTACTGATGGGGGTTCATTTGATGAATATGTTAAAGATGCTTCTGCATATGTAGATATAGAATCATTGAAAAATTTAAATATATTTCCCATATGGTTATCTGAAATAGAAGAGGCAGTTCACACTAACATACATAATTTTGCTGTATATAATGAGAATATGTATAATAAGAAATTAGAAGGTATGTATGGAGGGATTGATTTAAAACCACCTGCTAAAAATCTTATAATAATAGATATATCAGGAAGTATACCTAGAGCAGTATCATCAACATGTTTAACATTAGCTAAGAATTTAGCAGAAACATTTTATGCTGACTTAATGATTACTGGTTCAAAATCTACTTTATATTCATATGAAGATATAAATAATTTAGATGTTAATACTATTTATAATGAAAATGGTATGGACAATGATCAAGTATATTTTAAAAGATTATTAACTGCTGATACAAGGCATTATAATACTGCAATAGTATTTGGAGATAATGATGAACCAGGAAGAGCTTGGGGGAATAAGTTTAATAGAAAAACAAGATCTATTTCTAATGAAGATGGTAAAGAATTATGTCAATGGAAAGTAGAAAATTTAATATCTTTTCATACTGATTCAACATCACATAAAGGATGTATTATAAGAACTGCAGGCTATGCAAGATGGTTTACACCTGATAATACTGAACATATAAAAGATTGGGTGAAATATTTAAAATAAGTAATTAATTAATTAAATAAATAAATAAAAATTTATGAGTACATTTTTAAAAAAAGGTGAAGTAACATTAGAAAATGGAGGTTATATAACTTCTAAAGATGGTAGTCCAGTTTCTAATGTAGAGTTTGAAGTAGCTCAAAAACATGCTGAGTATGTTGTAACATTAGCAAATTTAGCAAAAGGTAAAGACTTTAAAGGTAAAAAAGCAGATGATATTAATGAGTTAAAAGCTCAAGTAATGAAACAATTATCTGAAAAAGAAACAATTGAATTTGTAAAAGGACCTAAAAAAGTTAAGCGTCCAACAACAGAAGCTTTAAAAGAAGAAGCATTAGCTTTCTTAAACTTTGAAACAGAAAAAGATAATACAGAGAAAATTAATAAATTCTTACAACAGTTTTCTATTATCAATGAATTTGAAACATTTGGTTTATTCTTCAATCCTAAAATTAGTAAATTGAATAAAATTTACACAATGAAAGAAGTTGTTGCAGCAGTTAGCTCAATGATTGATAATTTAGATTAATAACAAATTTAAAGGGGAGGATTTTTCTTCCCCTTTTTTAATTATAACTATATGAAAGAGAATTTAGATAATGCAATGGAATGGGTTAAGTCCCAGAAAGATATTAAAGGATGTATAACGGGTTCTTATTTATTAGATTATTTTCCAGATGAAAATCAAGATTTAGATGTATTTTTATACAATGAAAAATCTTTTACAGAGATATTTTATGCTATGCATCATGATCCTATGTTTACTATATTAGACCCATTAGAAAAATGGAAGGCTGATAAGTTTAGATTACAGGATAGTGATTTTTATAAATTTGGATTAATAACAATTAAGTTTACTTACAACACATGTGTTCCGGTAAACATAATATTAAAGAAGAAAGGTAAAGATATATTCTCAGTATTATCAAGTTTTGATTTAGATATAGTTGCTAGAGGTTACGATATAGCAAGTGGTAAAATATTAGATCTATCAGAAAATCCAGGTACTAAAATAGCTACCTGGAATAGATGGAATACAGCATTTTACAGCAATGAAGTGTGGGAGATAAGTAGAGTTCTTAGACAATTAGAAAGATGTTTTAAATATTATAGAAGAGGTTATGATACTGATTCAGTTATTTTGAAATACATGGAGTTAATTGATAGGATACAAGAGTTTGATAATATATTTAATTCTAATAACTATACAGAGAATTTAAAAATTAAAAAAGATAATACTAAGATTGTTAGACAGATATGTGAAGTATGGTTGAAAGATCATAGTATCACAGATGAAGAAATAGAATTATTAAAAATTAAAATTAAAGAAATATAATATGGCACTAAGTATAGATGAATTATTAAAATCCCTACAAGATCCTACCACAGGTGGATTAGTAGGAAGTGTATCTGAAATATGGGCGAGAATTGGTAGCAGAGATGATTTTGCTGAATTAAACCTAGATGAAACAGAAATGAAGAAAGTAATACAAGATTGGATAGCAGAAAATCCTTATAATAATATAAAATAAAATAGATATGAATAAAATACAAAAATTTATAGATGATAATAGATTAGGCTTCTCTAGTGAAGGTAGCGGATTAAATTCTAATTGTACTGTAATATCTGGTTATGCATTACATATAGGGCTTGAATTATTTGATGATTTATATAATGAAATGCCTATAATGACAAATGATGGATATGAGGAACTACAAAGAGTCTTTGAATATGCAAAAGATAACAATTATGAAAAATATTGGACTACACCTGATGCTAAAGGGAGGTGGATATTTTGAAGTCATTCTTAGTAAGAGGTAAAAAACCTATTATTAAATGGGGAATGCTTCCAGATAATACATTTTTTGAAGGGGAAACACCTGAAGGATTTTCTTTAGCTGTTACCCCCTCAGAAGGGTATGTAATTATAGATGTTGATAGACATGGTGATATAGATGGTTTTGACAATATACCTGATAATTTAAAATATGAATTATCTCAAACATTACACTATACAACTAAAAATAATGGTATGCATTATTGGATTAAATATAGTGGTAATGATGTATTAGCTAATAAGTCTAGTAATTTAGGTATAGACCTTAGAACACATAAAGGTTATGTTGTTTGGTATCCTAAATCAGATGTTAGAGACATGATAAAAGATATTAATAATAGTTCTGATAATTTAAATAAATGGCTAGAAAAATTATTTGGATTTAATAATAAATAAAAATATGATATATAATAAAGAATTAACTGATGAACTCGTAGAATGCTTTGGTGAAGAAGTATTTAATTGGAGTAAATCAACAATAAGATATAATCTAGAAATGGCAGTAGAAGCAGCAAAAAGATTAATATTAAATTGTCACCCTTCTGCTAGAGATGCTATTCATAAAATATATAATGAAATAAAAGAGGTTGATGATCAATTTACTGAATTATATATAAATGAAATAGATGAAATAGAAATTTAAAATAAAATTAATATGAGTAAAAGTGAATATACAAGTACTTTAGATTATGAAGTAGAAAAAAGAGATATTTATATACAATCTCCTGATCTAACAGGTTCATTGGGTTGGTATAATAAAGATTATAAAAAAGTAGCTTTAGTAAACAATAAAACTGAAGAGGTACTATCATATATGTCTCCTAAATATAGGTTATTTAATAATCACGAATTTATGGCTCTTACTGAAAAGATAGGAGATACATTAGGATTAGAATTAGCCCATTATGCAACACATAAAGGTGGTAGAAAAGTGCTATCTGCATTTAAACAAACAGATAAGAAATTTAATTTATTAGGACATGAATTTGCTAACCATATTATATTATTTGATTCTAGAGATGGTTCTACAAAACTATCAATAGGTGGTAATGGTACATTATATAGATGTAGTAATATGTTTACATCTACAGATGTTCATTTTAGTGTAAACCATTCTTATAAATTAGATGAAATGCTAGATGAGTTTAAAGTAGCATTAGAAATGTTTTCTATTAATCAAGAAGCTCATTTACGTAGATTAGAAAGATTAGCTGACATTCCAGTAAATATAGATAATGTATATGACTTATTAAGTGGTTGGACAAAAGTTACTCCGGAAGAAGTTAAAGATGTGCATTATGGTAAAGAGAATGAAGAAATGAGTTCTAGAAAAACCAATATAATAGAAGGATTATTAGGATCTTGGTCTGAAGAAAGTTCAGAGTTAGGAGAAAATGGATTTGGGTTACATAATATGACTACTCATTATTTTTCTAACAAGAGAGATAAATCAGATACAGATTTATTATTTGGGGACTTTGGAAAAAAAGAAAAGCAGACAATTAAGTTTGCTGAAGCATTAGAATATTAAAATAATAGTTGAAGCCAGCATGTAATAAAACCGGATGCGTGGGAAAAAACTCTGACGAGAGAGATGATAATTATCAATAAATCAGAAAGCCGGATACTATTATTAATGTAAAGTTTAGGTGAGTTTTATGTGTTAGTGTGTTAGTTTAGCTCACCTTTACTTTACTATTAAAAATTAAAAATATGAGAGAGAAAGATAATATACTTCTAATAGATGCTGATTCATTAATATACTATGAAGCATTTAAGGAAACTTTAATAGAAGCATTAGAAGGTATAGATGAGAGAATGGAAAGAATTTTTAAAGAAACAGGTAGTAATAAATACATTGCTTTTTTAACTCCTAGTGGGTGTTTTAGATATGATAGAGCATACACTAAAGACTATAAAGGTAGTAGGAAAGATAAGAAAAAAGCTCAATGGTTTAATGCTGTTAAAGCATATCTAATAGATAAATATGGAGCTATATATATACCTAAGTTAGAAGCAGATGATTGTGTGGCTTGGTTATCAAATAATAACTTATTTCACACTATTGTATGTAGTCCTGATAAGGATGTGTTAAAACAATGTCCAGGTAGACATTATAACTATCAAATGGAAAGTAAAGGAACTTATAAGTCAAAAGGATTTATAGAAACTTCTAAAGCTGAAGCAAAAAACTTTTTATTTACTCAATTATTAATGGGTGATAGTACAGATGGTATTAGTGGAATAGAAGGAGTTGGTCCTGCTAAAGCTACTAGAATATTAGAATGTGAAATAATTGCAGATGGTACAATGAAACCAGAAGAAGTAATATTAAGCAACTATACTAGTAAGTATGGATTAGTAGACGGTATTAGTAGATTTGCTGAGGCATTTAAACTTATATACTTATTAAAAACTGATGAAGATATGCTTAGAGAAATTGGATATATTCCAGAAATACCTGAGATATTAGAATATAAAAAAGATAAAGAAGAGGATGTAGAAATATCTTCTTGGGATTAATTAAATAAATAATATGGAGACAAAAGTGGAGTTGGAAAGTGGTGATAAATTGACGTTCACCAGCATAAGTTCTAGAGAGGTCTTTGTTAAACATCATACTCTTAGTGATGTTAGAGAAAAATTAGATAGTGATGGAAACATAATAGGTTTAAAAATAGATGATTTAGTCATATATACCGGAGATGTTATACCACTTAGACTATTTGATAAATATACAAGACCATTTAAAGTTAAGATAATTAAGAGAAGTAGACGTAAACATATGTATGCTTTATATTCTACTAAGCTAACAAAAGCTAGTAGATGGATATTACCAATGATAAGGTTAACAAATGAAACTCAAACAAGTATGAAGTTTGGTTCCCATTTTGTTAATTGTTATGTTGGAACTAAGGAAGAAGGATACTTGAATAATATATACGTATTATATAGGTATTCAGGTGATTTAACATTTGCTAAATTTGAAGATAAATTATTTAAACATGATTTATATGAAAGAAGAATAGATGTTGATGATCATCATGTATTATATGTATTTAAAATGACAAAAAATGATATGTATAATTATGAATTATTCAAAAAAGGTAAGTATTCTAAATTTACAGATGATTACAAGAAAAAGATATTAAAATTTTCTATAAATCCAGCTATGGTTAGTGAAGAAGATATTCCTGAAACTTCTACCTATGGTATATTATATAAAACTGATAAACAAATAGAAGAATTAAAAAATGTTTTAGGTAATGATATAACAGTAGATATTAAAAAAGAAGATTTAGAATTGTATAGTATTCCTAATGAAGATGAAGAGGTTTATACAGGGGATATAGAAATAGCTTCTGAATCAAGCTTAGAAATTGCTAGATTAGAAGAAGATAAAGAATAAAAATTTTATAAGAGAGGAAGATAGAATAGCAAAATCTCGCTAATGCGCCTGAAAGGGAGAAACCTAATGTAGCATAAAAACTCAATTGCACCTCTCTTTAATTACATTTAAAATTATGATAACAGATGAAGAAAATAACGCAGAAAGACTCAATCAATTAAATGAAGAAATGTATCATCAAATGCTTGAACAAACAGGTGTTAAATGTGATGAATGTGGAAGCAAGGAGTTTAAGGAGTATTTAAAACCTGCTAAGATTGAAGGTAAGACACTTTTATTCTGTAGAGAATGTTATAAGGAGGATATGTCATGAAAGATGAAATAGAAGAATATATGAAAAAAGATTTTGTTACAAAAACTGAAAATATTTTATATGATATAATTAAATATGAATTTCCAAAGATAAAAAATCTTGAAGTAAGATATAGTGATACTACAGCTAACCTAAGAGTAAGTTTTGATGAAGGTATTTATACTAGAGATGAAATTCTTAATAAAGTTAATGAATATAGATCACAAAGTTATAAAATTAAAAAATAAGAAATCATGATAACAATATTAGTAATTCTAACAGGAGTAAGTATATTTATAAACATTATGTTTACTGTAGTTATAGGAAGTAATAAAAACAAACAGCTCACGAGAGGAGATGTTGAGATAATGATACAGGAGAACTTTACAGTTAAATACGCAAAAGAAACCTGTCAAAAAATAGAGTCAGAAGAGTCTAAAAGGAAAATGTTTTTAAATGGAGTTAAAGATAAGCAAAAGAAGATTGACAGAAAACTATTAGACTTAGAGATAGGCAAGCAAAAAGCTAAGTTCAAGAAGGGGGACAAGGTTGAGTGGGAACTAGATACATTGGATAAACATCTTGGTAAAGATACAAGTGGAATGTTGATATTTATTTCTTCAATCAAAGGAGAGTATGTTTGTAGAGAGCTTGATTATGAGGAAGGTTGTTGGATGGTTAAAGTATTAGTTGATTGTGAAATTAAAAAAATTAAAGAATCAGAATTAAAAAAGGTTAAAAATGACAGATAAAGAAGTACTACAGAAAGCTATTGAGATAGCTATAGATAATGGTCTTAAAACAAAGGATGTGAATTACTACACCTTTAACAGAATGGTGGGTGATGTTATGTTTGATGATGTTAGAAAGGATAGTTGGGCTATGCTTGATACGTATGATTGTTATAATCTATTATTCTCTCACGACTTTGCTAAAGCTTTTTTTACAGGGCTTAAACCAAAACCATTAACAGGGCAAGTATATGATAATAGTTATTATCACGATGTTGAACTACATTTAATGCAAATGGTTATATGTGATAACCCTATAGACTATCTTAGAAAATTTATTGATAATACCGAAAAAACAGATTAGATATGTGGGTAAGTAAAGAAGAAAAGAAATATATGGAAGAATATGCAGCTCAACAAGAAAAGTATCTTTTTGGTATAGAACCAAGCCCTGAACCAAAACCTATATGCAATAAGAAGTGGGCTTGGATAGAAGTTGATGTAGAAAGACAGATGCAGTGGGTTGATAATGTTACTATGAAAGCATATAAAAGAGATGGGTATGAAACAACAGATGTTGAGATACCTAATTATAAATTTGAACGCTGGTGTAGACCAATGGACTTATAAAAAAAGGAGGAAATTTTGATTATAGTAAAAATTGAAAAATCATTTAGAGGATACGGTGCTTACTTTAAAGATAGTCAAGGTTTCAAAACAATCTTTTAAGAAAGAAATTCACTTGATAGTTTAAAGAGGAGTATAAAAGAACATATGGAAGGTATGGGAATCCTTCATTATGAAATAAAAAAAGTTATATATAAGGAAGATGAGTGAATTGAAAAAACAAATGGGAGAGGATTGGTATAACTTAATGAAAGATTGTATTCAATCTGACTATTTTAAACGTCTAGGAAGGTTTTTAAAGGATAGAAGAAGCTCTTTTGATACAAGAGTATTCCCAGACAAAGAAGACATCTTCAGAGCCTTCAGAGAGTGTCCATTAGATACTTTAAAAGTTGTAATTATCAGTAGAGAACCTTATCCAAAAGTTAATCAAGCCACTGGTTTAGCATTAGCTTATGGAGGTGGTGGTCCTATACCTGTAGATATGGTAAATATTCATAAGGAATATGAAAATGATATAGCAGGTTTAGATTTATTATTTGATTATTCATTAAAGGATTGGGCTAAACAAGGAGTGTTATTATTAAATACAACATTAACTATAGAAGAAGGTAAACCTAATTCACATATAAAACAATGGAGAAAATTTACTAAACACTTATTTGAAAAGTTATCTGAAGAGAAGGTAGGTATTGTATACTTATGTTGTGGAGAACAAGCATATGAATATAGTAAAATATTTAATAAGTATAAAAGTAATTTAGTTATTAAATCTCCACATCCTAAAAATAAAGAATGGTTGAAAAGTAAACCTTTCACTAAAATTAATGAATGTTTAACAGAAATAGCTAAAGGGATTGATGAAAACCCAGAAAACTATATAATAAAATGGTAAATGAAGAAAATAATTCATGTTAATCAACATAAAATCAAGTCTAATAAAAAGAATGGAATTACTGAGCCTGTTTTAACTTGTAAAACTTATAAGTCTAATAATTATGCTCACGAAGCTATAATATATGGTAAAGATGGAGAAGAAGCTGCAAAAGTAATTTATTCTCCAGACAAACCTCTTAGTTGTGGTGCTACTGTTTGGATTGAAGCTTATGAAAATGTTGATTTAATAAATAAGGAGGATTAATTATGGAGATAATATTAATTACAATGATTATGCTTATATCATTTGTAGTAATTAGAGTGGCAGTAGAGTCTATTGATACTTGGTACTATGAAAAAGGTGGATATAAAAAGTTTAAAAGCAAAAATAAGAGGATTAATTATGAGTAATTGGGAAGCAACGCATTATGATAAAATAAAAAACGTAGATGTAATAATAAACCCTATATCATTAACTAAAACTGAAAAGGAATTAGAAAAACATAAAAGACAATATGATTTTATTGTTAGAGATAAAGATGGAAATTCTTGGTTACAAGACCATCATTATATTGGAGTAAAATAAAACAAGGAAGACTAATTATGAAAAAGTACACAGAAAAAGTTAAAAAAAGTAGAAAAGTATCCCCGATAAAATCTGAATATATAATGAAACTTAAAGTTCTTAGACAAACTTCTGGTAAAATTCCTTTACAAACAGAATTTGTTAAAGCCAAGTTAGGTACTCCATATACAATATTGAAACAATTTGGTGGTTGGGATAACTTTGTTAAAGAAGCAAAACTTGAAAAAACTCCAGAAGTTGTATATGAGATTGATGAGGATATGAAGAATCTTAGAGAAATAATGATAACTCTTAATTTAGATCCATGTATAAGTAAAAATAAACCTAATTATGACCCATTAGCTAGATTAATATTTTGTAATGTATTAATAATTAAATATCCTACTATAAGAACTGACAAGCAGGAATATGGTAAAAATAGACCTGACAGTAATATGATAAGACTTTATAAATTCTTAGATTGCAGGGCTAGGCAAACAGTATATCATAATCTTAGAGAAAATGCATTAGTATCAATTAAAGGATATAAAGATTATGAGGATAGATACAAAATTATTAAATCTGGATTTTTAGGTGATAATAAATATTTAAAAATATTAGAATTACATAAAATAAGAGATGAATCTCAAGCAGAAGCAACAAGATTATTATCTATAATATTAAAAGAAACAACATTATAAATAAAAGAGTGTAGGCAATAATTAATCAATTTTTTATAAACAACCCTCTATGGTTAAAAATTTGGGGGCAAAGATCACCCATAGAGATTTGTATAATTATGAATACTATATTTTTCAACAAAGACCTACACTCTTATTTAATATTAAGATTAACCAACACCTCTAAGCTATGCAATATGTTATAAAATATGCTATAATACTAATACTATTTAGTTCTATAGCTATACTATTAAGAGAGCTTAATCTAGTAAACAGTGATACTGTTAACATAGTTAACTTCTCAGCATTAGTATTGTTTGTGGTGTTCATTTGGAGGAAGAGCAGAGCCTAGGGGAAACCCTAGAGCTCTAGCTCTTTTTTTTAGACTTTTTAATTTCTTTCTAACCAATCATAGATATCTTTAATATTTCTTTCAGTTTGACTTAAAACTGGAGTTAATTTAGCCCCTTGATGATATAATTTTAAATCTCCCTTTTTAGGACCTTTAACATATCTTTCAGTTGGAGCTGTAAAAGCTTGATCAATAAAAGAACTAGTTTTTTGAATCATACTTAATGATGCTGCTGGTGAAGATAATATCTTCATTCCTTCAGTTGGTGAAGTATAAAAACGTAATTCTGAATAATGTCTTCTAAATAAGTAGGCAAGTGAATAATATACATCTTTATCCTCATCATCTACACCTTCTGCAAGTCCAGCTAAGAAAGAAGCTGCTGCTAAAGAAGATATCATTGTTGATATATCAATTATAGTCTTTCTAATATTAGCTCTTTCTTCATCAGTTAAATTATTCCATTGTCCAGATACTATTCCAAATTCAAATTTTTTGAGTTCTTTTTTAGCATTCCATAAGAACCTAATAGTTGTAGAATAATAACCTTCTACTGATTTATTTAGTAATGGGTCATATGCTACATCATGTATAGTTCTAGATTCATTATCTTTAAAAGAATATTTAACTCCTCTCCATCTTCTTTGCATTCCTGGTATTAACCATTTACGTAACATAAATGATAATTTAAGCACTGCATATCTTTGAGCCATAGCTTGATTGTTAGAATCATAATTACCATGAAGTATTTTAACAGTTTGTTTTATTTTTCTAGATATATCTTTTTCAAAATCTCTTGATATCTCTATACCTTCTTTAACTGCCAATCTAACATTTTCTGTTAATATACTAGAATCAGATAAATTGGATTTTTCTTTTTCTGATAGCCAATTCCCATCTTTAGTTTTATACTGTCTTTCATATGCTTCATGTAATGGTATTTTATTTCCTGCTGCATCTTTAACCTTTGTTGCATCTAATATAGCATACATTAAAGTAGATTGAATATAATTCTCACCAGCATGATTAAGTATATGTCCAGTTGAAGAACTAACTAATCTTTTTAATTTATTATCTTCAGATAATCTATATTTCAATCCTGAAAAATCACTTTGAGCATCAAATAGTTCAATTAATAAGTTAGTAATTGCTTTTGGTCTATTTCTACCCCAATCAGCACCCATATGAACAGAATCTTTAGCTACTAATTTTTCAGCTACTCTTAGATTTTTTCTATTATATATTGTACCACCAGCACCTTCTAAGAAGTTTTGATATTTACCTTGTAATATGTTTACTCCTGCAGCCATTTTATTCATAATAAGCAGTGTATGACCTGTCCAAGCCATTAAACCATCTCCAACTTTATTTAGATTAGTGCCCCCTATGTTACCAATAGGTATAGAAGATATTCCATATAATCTATCTTGTATTATAGAATGCAAAGCTTTATACGAACTAGACTCAATACCTGCTTTTGGAACAGGTGTTAAATCTCTTGTACCTAAAGGATTAATAAGTAGTTTACCATTTTCTCTTCTATTTACTTCTCTTTCTCCAGCTTGTTCTGCCATTAACTCTAATGTAGAACCAACTTTATTCTTTTCTTGATAATTTATTAATTGATGATGATCCATTAAATGAATACCCATTAAATCAAAAGATTGTTTATTAATGTTTTCTATATTACCTCTATAATAAACAGGTATGTGCTGATTCTCTTTACCAGCCTCATTAATTAGTACATTTTTAAAGTTAACAGACATTTCTGGAACATCTCCAAATTCTATATCCTCAGTAGTTCTTTTAGTACCTCTTCTTATTGATTGCTTAACTGAAGTAAATAATCCTTGTTCATACATACTTTCCATAGCAGTTTTCTCTATAGAAGGTAATTTAAAAGTAGGATGGTATTTATCTACATCTATGTTTAATCTTTGACCAGGATTAACCATACTATCCTTTTCCTTAAATTTAGTCATAAGATAATCATACATTCTTAATTTTGGATGATCTCCATTAGGATGGGATTCTCTAAGTTTTTCTAATTGGACCCATTGAGGATTTATATAATCCCCTTTAGTATCCATATAAAACTTTTTAATTTCTGCTTTAGTTGCATCTGGATTATCTTCGTAAAATTGTCTAACAGCATCTTTAAATGAAGATAAGAATTTACCAACTATATGGTTAGTTTCTTTACCGTCTACTTTTTCAATAATTCCATCATATAAAACTGTTTGGTCAGATGGCTTACCTTTCCATTGATAATATTCTTCATATACATCTAATGATGAATTTCTTTCATCTAAGAATCTCCTCATTGCCTCATAATCAGCATTATCTAATAATTCTACAGCTGTCTGTATTAGAGCATCATCTAAACTTCTAGGATCAACAGCGTATTGAGCAAATATCCCACCTTCAATATCTTTAGGTGCTGCCTTAAGTATATCTCTTATATAATTTCTTTCAGCTCTTTGTATTAAATCTGAATTTTCTGCTAATTTTTCTGCTATATAATCTTGTTTTTTATCTTGTAGTTCTTTTCCAAATTCTTTTTTAGCATTTGAATAACCTCCTACTTCTGCATAAAATTCTTTTTCATATTCATCCCTATACCAATCTCTCATTCTATTAGACTTAGAAACTAATATATCAGTAAGATTATCTCTTCTTAATATAGAATATTCTTGATTAATTTCCAATACTTTAATAGCTGCTGCATTAAGCTTCTCTTCAGTTTCAGCATTTTCCATTAATCTAACTAACTCTTTTTCTTCAGGAGTACTAGGATTCTTTCTAATCTCTAGATATAACTCTTTTACATCTGGTATTAAAGAAAATGATTTTAAATATATTCCTAATTGTCTAATATCTTCTGCCTTTTCAATTGGTGAAGATTCATCATCTAATCTAATTTTATTCATACGAGAAACAATAGAAGCAGATCTAGCTATAGTTTCTTCTGTATATCTAATAATACCTTTAGCATCTCTATTAGTATCTAAAATTTTAACTAATTTTTCTATTTGCTTTTTAAACTTTTCATTATTAGTTTTCTTATATTTAGATTGTAGAATTTTAATTCTATCTAATATTTTGATAGCCATATCAGAAACTAAATTATCCTCTTTGGATGCATATTCTTCATACCCATTAGTTTTAGAGTTTTGAATTACATCATTTAAAGATGAATTTAGTTGTGATTTATTAACCTTGTTATTTAACATTTGTTGTGCTAATTCCAAAGCTACATTACCTCTAAGATTTAAAGCTAATTTTATTTTATTAAGAAATATTTTAATCCATGCTTTAAATGGTGATTGTTTTTTTAGATCATATAAATCAGCTCCTTCTCTACCTGTAGCAGTAGTAAGAATTTCTTTATCTAACATCTCTCCACTTAATTCTGGATAAGCAGCAGTAACTTCAAATTCAACATCAGAACCCTCCAATAGTCTTCTACCTCTTTTTATGAAGTTATTATTCATACCACCTAATAGGTCAATATATAAATGTCCAAATTCGTGAATTGCAGTATCTCTTTTATTATATCTAGGATTAATTTCTACTACAGGACTCTCACCTTTCTTTGTAATTAATCTACCATATACATTTTTAGATAAGTCACCATTAAATGATACATCAGCCATTGGTAATGACTTTTTTAATATGTTAATTTTATCATTAAGATCTTCTACTGTATCAAACCCAGTATCAATTGGAGTAGCTTTTTGTTTAAAATCTTTTCCGAAATCAATATTTAACTGAGCTTCTGACTTATCATTTAAAGGTAAATTTACTTGTGATGACTTAGCCTTTTCCCATTCTACATCTAAATAATCATCATTAAATTCAACTGTATAATTTGGTATTTCTATTCTTTGATTATTACTTGTAACAAATGTTGAAGAAAGCTTTGTTATAATAAAAGGTTGTTCTCCATTATTAAATCTTTTATTCATAGTAGATAACGAGTTATAATGATATATAACAGCATTTCTTCTAGCTTCGGGATCTTTCATTGCTGAAAGAGAAGCATTCTTATAAACGTGCTTAATAGCCCTTTTACCTTGTATCTTTTTATTTTTTGATACCCAACCTTTAGATTTAACTACATCTCTGTATACAATCCGTCTAAGATTTAATTTAAATTCATCTTCAGTTATAGCAAATTCAGGTTGTTTATGATAGTAAACCACATCTTCCTCTTTTTCAGCAGCCTTATCATTCTTTCCAGTTTGGAATACCCAATCTTTATAATAAAAATTATAAGAATCTTTAGATTTAGTAAAAGGAACAAAGTTTTTAAAATCAGTTAAATCTTTTGCTCTATTCATTTTAAGTTTAGCAATCATTATTTCTTTCCATAACTTAAAATAATTTTCATGTTCTTCTTGGTTAGGTTCTAATCTAACAAAGTGATCAACAATATATCCAGTACCTTCTATCCAATCTCCTTTTTCATGTTTAATATTTGTAGTAGTACCGTCATTATTAGTTACTTCATGAGTACCATTACTTTCATAAAATTCACCATCAACTACTCCTGTTACAGTAAAGCTTTCGTAACTTCCGTGTTCTGAACCATAGAACCCTTGTAATAATTGGTAAGAAGGATATTGTGATTTAAAATTGGAAAACCAATGTAAATCTTCTATTATTTCTAAAGTCTTTTTTCCTGATGCTTGTAAGTTACCTCCTTGCCGCTTTTTAATTTCTCTTAATATTTCTTGATTAACAGGAGCATCAGAAGTTTCAAAAGGAACTACAAAGTCTAAATCATGTAAATTTTCTTCTAAAGTTCTATAAACAGTTCCAGCTTTTCTTAAAGCTAAACTTCCTGTTAATACCATACCATTATCCTGATGATATTCTACTATTTCTTTAGCTTTTTTATCAGAAGCTATAGTATTTTCATAATATTTTTGTACTTGTCCTTCTTCTAATTCATAGTTAAGTATATCATATTCTTGTGTTAATACTTCATGAGCTATTTGAGTAACAATATTTTTAGCAATCTTTTGAGACTCTTCTTTACTATTCTGAATTACTCCTAATTTCTGAAAGAAATTTCTAATAGCTCTAGCTAATTTAGCAAAGAAAGTAAAATCTTCTTGAGTCCATTTTCTATCAGTGACATTTTCAAATTCTATAGGATTTTTATCATACTCTACAATAGTTTCAGCTAAATAATCTACAATAACTTTATCTCTAACAGCATTAATCCAATCCTTTCTATTTTTTATAAATCCTGTTTGATTAAACAATTCTTTTTTATAAAAATCAAATTTTTCTTTATATTTATCCCATGCATTAACCCTATATCTAAGCTCACTAATAACCTTATTGTTTTGCTTACCTAACATTCTAAATGCAAAGAATGCTGTAGATTTATCTAAAGACTCTCCTTTTTCAAGAGCAATGAATTTAGATAAAAGATCAATCATTTGAGTGCTGTCATGACCTAAAGCATCTTTAATACTATCATAGTCTGCTACCTCTACATTCCAATCTTTTAGGAATCCTTCTTTAAGTTTTTTATTTAAAACATCAGGAGTTTCTTTTAATAAATCAGATGGAATTTCACCATCATATTTATCCCAATAGAAATAAGCTAAGTCTGGATGATTAGCTTCTAGTTGTTTCCATTCAGGAAGATTAATGTTTGGACAAGTTAGTGCCATATATATTTATTTTTTATATTTCTTTGAATAATTTTTTACCTTAGTAAGATAGTTATCTTTAAGATCTGAATTTTCTATATAATGCTTAACAAATAAAGGATGGTCTACTTTACTATTATTATTATATGCTACAGTAGCAAGATCTACTAGTTGTTCATCTGTTAATTTAGAGCTTTTATATTTCTTCTTTAGTTTATTATAATTTTCTACAAGATGGGATAAAGAAGCTTTTGCTCCTACATTTAACTCTTCTTGCATACCTTTATTAATTCCATATAAATCTTCTTTATTTATATTAAATTTGTTTTTAGCATAATCAGGCATGTCTTTAATACTAAAAGGACCCACAGAAGATTCTAAATTTACAGACTTACTAGAAGGTGATGGAATAGCCTCTCTAAGATGTTTGTAATAAGATTTAAATTTTTCTTTATCCCCTTTTGACTTTTCATGAGCAACAATTTCTATTTCCCAATCTTGTCTAGGTTTAATATTAGAAGAGTTCCCTATAAAACTTTTAACAGACTCTATTATTTTAGCTTGAGGTTTAAAAATAGAGTTTCCAATTGCTGTGCTATCTAAAGCAATCTTAGCTTTTCTTAAAGCATTAACATCCTCATCTCCTGTATTACCTAAATTGCTTTCTTGAACTCCTATCCCTACAACCCTATCTTTTAATAGCTCCATTGTATTTTTAGATATATTATTATCTACACCTACTCTTGTTGCTACTTCATCTAAACTTTTATATATAGTATTTACAGAAGGATTGGAATATTTTTCTCTGGATACATTTTCTTTATATCCTAATGAAGATGCCTTTTTCTTATAAGTATCAGTCATTTTAGAATAACTATAGTTTTCATATCCTTTTGGAGTAATTACTTTAGTTATAGGATGCATTGAGTTTGTAACCCTTCTAATTTTTCCGTAATCATAAGTTAAAGGAACCCCATCTTTGTCAAACCCTACAACAGTAGATAAATGCCGTGCCTTTCCTTTAACACCTTCAGGGATATATTCCCCTTCTGCATCTCCTTGTAGTATTACAGCACCTAATGGTATATTTTTATAATCTAAATCAGAAGGTAGGTTAGTCTTATATTTATCATAAGTAGTACCCTCACCTTTTTCATAATAAGAAGTTCCTATATTTTCTCCTTCCATAAAATCAGCCATTTCCCAAGCATCTATTGATTGATTAGGTGCAAAGTCCTTTGGTAAAGAATGTAAAGGTTTAGAAGGTAAAGAATACTTAGAATCTTTAGGACTAACTCCTGTATCATTTATCATTTTTCTTATAGGACTCTTTCCTAACTTAGAGGCTACTAAATCAGTATTGCAATTTAATGCTCCTGCTACACATCCAGGAATACTATATTCACCAGGTATTACTTTCCCCTGTTCATCTCTTTTAGGATTACTTGTTTTATGTATATTTTTATATTTTGCAGCATACTTATCTAATACTTTTGGATTGTCTACATCAATAATAAAATCATTTAATAAAGGAGAGTCTGTATTATTATTTTCATCTTTGTTAACAACAGTACCTTCTTCAGCATAATCTGCCATTTTAGGTAATCCAGTTATATATTCATCTAACTCAGCTGGGTTTTTAAGCATTTTCTTTACTCTAGCTACATCTTTAATAGGGATAATAGCTATATCTCCAGATTCATTTTGGATAGCTATTTCTCCCCCTTCTACTTCTATATTCTTACTCATTATTTTAAACTTTTAGAATTAATAATACATCCCTTCTTAGCTTCAAAGTTACCATTTTTTCCTGACATTTTAATACCATTCTTAGAAATATTTATATCAATACCTCCTTGATCATGAGATTTACCTTTAAAATCTTTTATAATCTTCCATCTACTACCTGGAGTAAATCCAAATTGAGCACCATCTTTAGCTTTAGGACCAGACCCATTACCTTGACATTTCTTTTTAATTTCTTCATTTATCATAGGTAAGAAATTTTTATTGAATATTATATTATCAGGTATTTTTCCAGCATTTACAAACATCTCAGCCATTTCTTTCCCTGTATATCCATTAAGGTTTTTACCTGAATAATCAGAAACTAAAAACTCTTTTTCATTATTTTCTTCAGCTATATTATAAAGAGTAGAAATACTATTAGTTATTTGTTCAGAAGATATAGAACGTAACCCATTATTTTCTTTTACTCTTAAATCTTTAGTAGGTAATGCATAGCTTTGTCCTTGCATACCTTCACCTTGTCCATATATAGCTCCAAAGTTCATAGCAGTTTTTGCAGCTCCTTTGCCATGTCTTCCTTCTGGATTACTACCAAATACAAATACTTGATTATCTTCTAAAGAAGTTATCATGCCTTCATAATAAGGTAGTTTATCTTTAGTGGTTTGTTGTATTAATTGTGATTTAGCAGGAGAGTCTGGCATACCTTGTTCTAAATCTTTTACTCTTCTTAATGTTACAGAAATTCTATAAGAGTTTGCAGGTATAATTTGACCTTTTATGTTTAATTGAGGTAAATTACCTTTACCTGATGAAGGAAGTGTTCTATGAAATACACTTCTATTTTTACCATCTTCACCAAATATATAAGAGCTTCCTGATGATAAAGGTTTATTTACATATTCTTTATTAGAGTAATCTCTTCTATCTTTTTGACTTTCAGCTCCTTCAATACTTAAACTTCCAGCTCCTCCTATATTCGCTACTATAACAGGATAGTTAATAGCAGTTATAGACTCATCTACATCATTATGTGCAGATATAAACCCGCCTTTTGGATAAATATTAATGATTGCTCCATCATAATTAGATGAATCAATACCTGTGGCTTTTGTCATTAATTCTTTAAGTCTAGTAGGTATTTTTCCTAAAGGTTCCCCATCAATAGACACATCATAATAAGCGTATTTATTTCTTTGACCTTGTGTATTTACAATTGTTTCCTTTATTTCAATAGGAGATTTCCCTGGATTATTACTTTTATAATCCCATCTTAGGCCCATACCTATCATTATAGGAGCATTCTTTCCTTTGTTTGATCTAGAACCCTGACTTTCAAGAAGAGGTTTAATCATTTGAAAAATCTCTAATTCCTCAGAACTAGTTAAAGAGTTATTTATAATTTTAATACCATCTGCTACCTCTTCAATTCCATTAGTTGTATTTTCTTTATCTTCTTTTATTGATGCTCCATATTCTTTTATCACATTTCTTTGAGATTTCATATAGACTGGTTGAGGGTCTATTAATGAACCTTGTATTTTAGCAAGTTCTGTATTAACTGCAGTAGATATAAAAGGTTTTAATTTATTATATTTAACAACTGAGTTTCTATTAGGATCTTTAAATGTAAATTCAAATAATTTAAATATCCCTTGTTTAGTTCCAAATCTAGGAACTCTTTTATATACCCCAGATTCACGACCTGTTTCAGAATCTTTTATATTTCCAACATATTTAAATAATGCATCTTCATATATAATTCTATCCGTAGCTAATTTATTAGATAATGTTCTTCTAAGAAAAGGTTTAAATACTGGTTGGTTATTCTCTGTTGTTCCAACTTTAAGACCTGGGCTACTAACATCATTAACTCTAAATATGATACCTACAGGAGATTTACCTATTTGTAAAGCATTTTTATTAGGTATCTTAGGTACTAATTCTGTATCATACCAAGAATTTATAAGAACTTGATTCATTAATGATTGAGATATGTCATGAATATTTAAAACATTTCTTATTTTATTATAAGTTTCAGTATTCAACCCTAATTGTTGAGCTATTCTATAAGGCATTAATCTATACAGTGTTGAACCAGTATCCATTGTTCCAGAAGAATGGAATGCATATTTAGCAAGATCCGTTGCTAACTGTTTAGTTGCTGGATCTTCATATAGCTCTTGCCAAGCATTTGAAATTTGTTTATTAACTGAAGCATTCCTAGGTTTAAAGTTATTTATACCAACATATGATATATCACCATTATATGATATATCTGTAACTAACATTGAAGCTAAAAAGTTATCTTTATATTTATCATTATTTTGTAATTTTACAATTCTTTTTGCAATTGAATTTACACCAGAATTAAAAGCTGCAGATTCTTCTTGTGTCATACTAAAATCACTAATATAAGATATCAATGCTCCTACCCCCATATTATATAGCTTACGTAGTTTTCTAGAGTCACTAGGAAGTTCTCCCCATAATTGTCTATATGTGTTATGTAAGTATTTTTGCATACCACTAGTTCCTAAAAGTGTTTGCTTACCTACTATCTCATTGGCTGCTGCAGGACCATTTTTATAAAATGTCCCAGCCATTGTTTTCATCTCATCTTTTTCAAACTTTTTATTATAGTTACCTATAAGATTAACATTTCTAACATTATCTCTAGTAGTAGTAATTATGTATGCATCAAATAAAGACTTACCTATTCCTGTATCAGATTTAGTAGAAATTATAGAATCTCTAAGATGCTTAGATGTTTCTACAATATGCATAAATAATTCTAATATTTCTACCTGATCTAATCTTTCTGACATATCTAATGATTCAACATCTTCTTTTGAATTTTGATACTTCAGAATTGTATTCATCATATCTAAAGTATTGAAATCTGATAACTTAGATGCTTCACTAGGTACTGCTCCTTCTCCAAACTTATCTAATACTTTGTCAATAGGTTTCTTTGAACTAATTGGAGTAGCTTGACCTTCATTGATCATAGTCTCTTTTACATACTCTTTTATAATAGGTTGAGATAAGAAAGCATTTACAAACTGAGGACTAATTCCTGCTCTTATTAATAAGAATGCAGTATTATTAGTTAATCTATTAAAGTTAGCTCTACCAATATAGTTATCCTTAGCAGCATCAACAAATGCATTCATATATGCAGATGTAACTTCTGTTATTACAACTTTATTTTTTATTACTTTTTCTATTTTATACTTAACTGGCTTACTACTAGATAAATCTTTAGATTCAATTTTATTACCATCTTTATCATATGCAGCTATAATCTCAAACTCAGTAACTGTCTTACCTGATAAATCCACCATTCCTTCTTTAGTGGTATTTCCCATCCCCAATCTATTCTCTTGGTTTAAGTATATCTCAGCCCATTGACTAATGGCATGATCTACTTGGTGGTTAGCAACTTGACCAACTCCTGATTTAGAAGATATGTTTTCTCGTCTAGCATTCATATGAAATTCACCAGTATAAAATTCTAAATCTTTTAATTCTGATTTAGGTAGAGTCATGTTTATGTGATCTTTTAACCAATCAGAATCTACTGTAGACATCAATCTTAAATAAGATGATGGATGAGTTAATATAGCGTCATACAAATCTATTCTACGAGATTGCAATGCTTTCTTAGTATTTTGTTCATCAATTGAAAGACCTTTTATTTTTTCAGATACACTGGTAACTAAATCTTTTCTATACTTATTAATAACTTCCATTACCATATCTTCTTCTTTAGTTATCCTAGATAACGTGAATTGTAAATCAGCAATGTCTATTATTATACTTTCTTTTTCTTTTTTACTAGCTTTTTTAATTTAGCTTTTAACTCTTTTATTTGTGAGAATATGTTATTTATTTTATCTTCTTCTTCTTGTAATTTTAATCCTTTTTTATAGTATGCAGTTTCTCTTAATGCATACCAATCATTCATGTCATTAATTATATTTTTAACACTTTCTGTATCATATAACATAGACATAACTCTAGCTAATTCCGAAGTATTCCTAACTAAAGACTCTGCTCTTTCCTCAACCGTGCTATTCTTATCTAAATATTTAACAGCTTCAATGTAAGTTTTACCATTTTTTTTAGACTTTTTGATAGGACGCATTGTATAATACATCTTATCAATATCAAAATCTGAACCTGTCTTAGTTGTTACAGCTGCGTATGCAACAATAGTGTTACCAGCAGTTGGTGGTAATATAGCTACAATCTCTATTGGATCATTAGAAGCAAGTTTTTGATTAGGTATTCTATAACCTATACCTTGTAATGCTTTAGGATCAATTCTATCTCTCAGCTCATCTATAGGTAGATTTTTTAATTCTTCCCACTCTTCACCAAATAATTTTTCTAATGCACTATATGGTAATGCAACTTGTGCTCTTGAAAATTCTAACTCTCCTGTTTTAGGATTAGTCTTAACGGTAGGAGCAGTTAATTCATTTTCTTTTTGTAACCATGTTATTTCATTTTTAATATGATCTGGTAATTGAGAAATGGTCTTAGCTACGCCTCTATCATCACCTAAATCAAATCCAAAGTTAGACATTTGAATTGCTGATCCTCCTGGTTGCTCTAATTGTATAGCATTCTTAGTAAAAATTGAAGTTACTTTACTCATTATTGTGTTACCATGAGTATATATAAAATCAAGAGGTTGTCTTTCTTTAAGCATTTGAATGACATCCCCTGTCTCACCATCATTAGTATATTCTTCAATTAATGAATCATATAGTTTATTTAAATTAGCTCTTGAGTCAATCTCCCATCTACCAGTTTCTTCATCATATTCTACTTCTTCTTTTTCTAATCCTAGTTTATTTAATACTTTATCAAATCCTCTATTAGATAATTCACTTATTGTAGAATGTATATCTCTCAATACATCTTCTCCTGTACCATATGGTCCAAAATCAGCAAATAAATCTATATCTCCTATAATATTTTTTTGTAATTGAGAACCAACATTAGTTTCTTTATCTTTAAATGGTAAATCCTGTTGTAATTTCCAATATTTATTTTCTAAAGTTACAGGGTTAAATATTATTTCATCATTATTTATATCAGTACTAGCTATTTTACCAACTTTAACACCATCTTCAACAACAAGTTCATCAATACCTTGAGCTTCCATTTCTTTTGCTATCTTAGCTAACTTAGGAGATGTTTTTATCATACCTGGAAAAAGAACAGCAGTAGAATATTTCAAATATATAGGATTAGCATTCCCCCATTCATCTACAACTAAACTATAGTACATTCCTTTTTTAGGTTGCATACTAGTCATCTTAGTTGAGAATAACTTTATATCTTCTTCTGTCTCAGTTCCATTTTTAAGTCTATTGAATCCTGGGTCCATTTCTTGATTCCATTCTCCCAATCCTTTTAGGATATCTTTAAACCTATCCATTGTCATCCAACCCTGTGCATCCGTTCTATTATTTTTACCATATACAGATAATACATTGTTTAGTTCTTCATCATTCTTATCTACACCTAACCATTGTGCAATATTATCTATGTTAGCAGTAATAGTTAACTCTTCTGCATTGTGTTCATCTACATCACTAGCAATAGCTAACTTAAAATGTTTTTTAGAACCTATCTTTTCATTAATATATAAATGATCTCCTGTTGCAGATGTAGCAGGAGTTCTCTTCATATAATCTTCTAAGCTCTTGTATTTTCTTGGATCTCCAGTAAATATCTTAGACCATTCTACATTACCTACTACACTCTTATATACAAAGTTGGTAGCCATAACATTAATACCTTCTAATACTTCATTACGAGTAGGCTTTTTATTATCTGCTATTTTAGGGTTTATAAATGTTTTAAATAAATCTGTAGATATAGCTGTCTCATCTAGTATTCCTTTTTCATCAAAAGTGAATAAAGTATCTAACATATTTTGAGAACTAGCTAATATTCTTTCTTCCAATACATTTTTAATATAATCTCTAAGATTACTATTTGAAAAGAATCCAGGGTTTATAACTATTTCTGGATTTTTTGGATCTCCAACCTCTTCTATATAACTAGTAGACATTTTAAATGGTGTTCCATCAGTATGATATAAACCATTGTCATCACCTTCTTTTGAACCAAAAGATAAACCAGGCAATACACTTGAAGTTTTCATATTAGCTTCTATACCAGTTAATATTCTCTTCTTTTGTCCTTTTGTTGTTATTTTATTTATCAAAAAATATCTCCTAGATGATATTAATTCATCAGCAAAATAACCTAATACTGTATCAACCATTTCTTCAGATACATTAGAAGAACTTACTAAATCTTTATCTTTTATTTTATTATCAGCATCTTCCTTGAATACTGTTAATCCACTTATAAAATACAATCTATTTTTATCAGCTAATGTTAAATAAGATAATTGTCCTTTAGTTAAGACTCTATCTATTCTATCTGCATATTCATCTACAGGAGATAGGTCTTTCATAGTTTTTCCACCATCTTGACCTTTACTTCTTCTACTATTGAAATGTTCTAGTTTAAAATTCTTTTTTACTTTTGGATCTTTTAGTTGTTCAATAAACTTTGAATTAGTATTGAAATCAGAACCTTCTATTTTTTCTAAATAGTTATTACTATTTTTAATATCTTCTATTACTTTAGAAGCATAATCATATTGAGATTTACTTTGATATATTTTACCATCTGGTCCAGGAAATCCATTTGTTATAATTGTTTCATCAAACTTAGCTTGATAAGAAGCTAATGCCTTTATTTCTGATTCATCAGTAATTGGTGATTTTACATACCCATCTTCATGTTTAACTTCATTCTTAGCTAAATGACTTAGGGCATTAGTACTAACACTAGTACCGTAGAATACTTTATCTATAACATTAGTATAAAGGTTATTCAAAGATTTTAAATCATTACCATCACTATTATCAGATAGATATAATTTTAAAGCATTCTCTTTAATTCCTATTCCTAAAAATCCTAGTATTCCTACAGTATCATTAAAATCTTCTTGAGTAATTTTTGTCTCACCTTTCTTTATTCTTTTTCTTAACTCTTTTTTTATTTTATTTTTATATCTATCTTCTGCAGCCTTTATTGTTGGTATGTTATTTGCTTCAGGTTCTTTCCCTTCTTTTATGAAATATTCTTTAAATGCTCCTTCCCATATTAAAAGTATTTGTGATTCAGCTGTAACACTATCTGATGACATATAAGAAGTTTCTACTCCCATACTATCTTTAGTAACATCTATACTAGTAGATGAAAAATTAATACTAAGAGTAGAAAATGCTCTGATAAATTGAATCTTATGTTGGTCATTAGTTTTATCTAGAAACTTTAATAATTGAATATACTCTGGACGATATGCAGTAGCAGAATTAATCTTATCTTTAAATACCTCGTATGCATCTTTACCTGGCTCAATATATAAATCACTTAATAATTCTTCAAGATCATTAAATGTTTTATCATATGGTACAAACTTTGTTATACCTAATGTAGTACCTAACTCTTTTTTTGGTAATGAACCAACAAGTAATTTTACAAAAGCTCTTGCTCTTGTTTTATTTTCTATTAGAAATGAATCCTCAAACTCTTTCATTCCATCATTCTTTGAGTCAGGATCTTCTTCTAAATCAACTTGTACTCCCATAGAGTTTAATTTAGCTGTTGCCATATCTATTAAAACCTCTAAATTTTCTGGTTTTAATGCTTCATCATAATTAGAATGATATACTGGATTAGCTAATTGTTTAGCAGATAATAATGATCCCTTTACATTCTCTAAAGAAAGATTTATATTCTTCAAAGGTTTTAAGGATTGACTATCTCCATCAAATGCAGTTAAAAATATTATATTATCTACAAGCTCTTCTCTTTGTTCAAATGTAAATCTAGACAGTGGTAATTTAGAAGTAGTATCTTTTAATGCAGGAGATTTTATAACTGTATCTAAAGCGGATTTTAAAACCTTATTGAAATCCTCTTTACTTTTTATACCTTTTGTATCACCATTAGTATAGTCAAATACTTTATTTATAAATGCTGGTATATTAGAATATTGTAATAGTCTTTTATATTCTTTCTTTTCTGCTGGTTTTGATAAATTAAAACAATTCATTTATAAACAATTTTTTAAAGTTTCTAAAAATGTATTTTTTGCTAATTCTAATGCTTCTTGTGGAGAATACATTTCTATTAGTTGTGCGTAGCTATCATGTAATAATTGAGAATGAATATCTATATCCTCATTTGAAACAGGATACATTATATCAGCTTTTAACTCAGCTATATAATTATCCAAATCTTCTTTACCTATTTTTAATTGAGGTATTTTTACATTTTCAACTTCACTAGTTTGTTGTGTTGGTTGAGTATATAATTTTATGTTTATTCCAGGTATAGCAATTTCACCACTGCCATCTGTTCTCTCCAATCTAGGAGAACCAGCTCCTGTTTTTCCTTCTTGTCTTACTCCTCTATAAATAAACTTAGTACCTACTTTATCATAAACAACATCTCCATCTTTTAATGTAGATTTATCTACAAGAACTTTCTCAACCTCACTACTTTGTTGTGCTGGTTGTTTTTTTGACTTACTATCTGGTAGCTTTTTAATTTGCTTAGAATAAGAACTAGGGAATATACTAGAGATTGGTAGAGTTTCTAATTTTTCTAAATTTACTATTTTTGCCATTAATGTTTTTTGTCCAAAATCTGGATACCAAACTTGTATAGGAAGTAAACTCATAGAGTCAAATTTAATACCTGTATTTAATTTTAAAATTTCTCTACTTGCATTTTGTTGTTTGGAATATCCCTCTTTATCTGAAAGTTTACCATTCCAAGATTTATTTATTTTTTTACTTACAGTATTTGAATATTTATTATTAGGATCCAATCGTACTGTTTTAAAATCTACTAAATCAACAGCACCTGTTTTCCTATTTATTATTACCATATCTAATTCTGTAGCTAATCCATAAGATTTTTTTCTATCTTTCTCTGAAGACACAGCATTATCAATATCTTTTTGTTCAGCTTTTATATTATAGTTAGATATAAAAAGACCTTCTGTTAAAAATTCTATATGATCTAAACTTCCATTTTCATCTTTGAAAGTATTTTTGAAATTAGTAATTGTTGTAATCAACTCATCAAAAGCTTTTTTACTCAATCTTTCTTTTATATTATCTGTATATGTTATTTTTTTACCAGAAAAGAAATCTCTTAATATTCTATCAATAGTTTTTCCAATTGGAGAAGCTCCACTGTATCTACCTTCGTCATCTTTAAAATCAGATTTATTTACAATATTAGACATTCCTAAATATCTATTACCATCTTTATCTAAATAGTATCTAGAATCTTCAGTTTCTACCAACCTTAGTCCTTTTGGATTTGAAGTTAATTCATTTTTAATTACATCTAAATCAGTCTTATCAGTAGCTCCACCAAATTCTTCAACTGTTGTTCCCTCACTTTCAAAAAACTCTTTACCTGGATTCATCTGACCTGTGTTTTTATTAAACTTTCCTGATGTACTTGAAGAATTAGTTTGTTTAATAGTGATAGTAGGTTGTGCAAATACAGGACCTTCATCTCCAATTATTGCATTTGATTTTAACATATTGTTATTTAATAAATGATTTTTATATTTTATATCATTTATTCTTTTAAAATCAACATTCCTAATCTTATTTTCAAGTAACCAATTAATAAATTGTTCTTTAACTACTGGAGTATGTTTTTTACCCATTGACATTTTACCAAAATGTACTTTAAAGTTCTCAGAGTATAATGGATATTTAGTTGGGTTCTTAGTATTACCATCTTCATGTTTACCTTCATATACTAAAAAGTTTAACAAGTCCACTAATGAAGAATCTTTTTTATTTGGTAATAATCCTAATATTTCAGTAACTCTATTTACTGCTGCTTTATCCTCTCTATTTGTAGCTGTTTCTTTTACTGTATTTAAATAATCAACTATATCAGATAATTTTTCATTGCTAAGTTGTAATGAAGGGTTAGTTCCACCTATGATCTTATTATATATCATATATATAAGTTCAGCTTCATACTTATTTATATTATCTACAAATAATCTTAATGGAAACGATTCACCATTAGCTGTTTTAACCTTAGCAAATATTGCTCCTTTTGGGGATGATGAGCTTTCATATAAACCTAAATCATCGTCATATGTTAAATTCCCATCTTCATCCATACCTACTGCAAAGTTACCATTAGAGTGTCTAACAGAAAGACTTATATCTTTATTATCAGTATCAAAAAGAATATTTTGAATAGGATTTAAAGTATTTCCATTTTGTATACTACCATTTGATTTATCTACAACTTCACTTGTTACAACTTCACCTTTCATTAATCTTTCTAATATATCTTTTCTATTAGATGTCATTGAATTTTTATAATCACTATCACCCTTTATGAATGTAGGAGTATGTAAAAATAACTTAATTGGAGTACCTTCTTTTTCAATAGGCTTACCATTCTCATCTAACAAAGTTACAGAAATAGTTCCGTTATGTATAAGTTTTTCTAATAATTCTTTTTTATCTTCTTCAGATAGTTCATTTCTATTTTGAAAACTATTATATAAATCTAATTGTTCTTTATAATAATCAGATTCAGTATCTTTAACATCTGGCAAACCAACTTCTATAGTAACCTTTTTACCTACTACATCTATATTTTTTTGTTCTAAATAATCTGTAATATCTATATTTCCAGTATTTCCTTTTTCACTTTCCTCTCTATTACTAGATGATAACCACGCTAAAGATAGTGGATTTCTACTTTTAAATCTATTCTCATCTACTAATTTTGCAGTAGCATCATCTCCAGTATCCTTCTCTTTATTTGTAACACCATAGTTAAATATTTCTTTTGGATCACCTGGAGTTTTATTAACCTTTTTTTCTTCACTTGTTTTTGCAGAAGTTGAAGGTTCTTTATCTTTCCTTTGTTGTTTAGTAGTAGCCTTTTCTGTTTTATATTTCTCAGCCTTTTCTTTTGATACCTTAGTTGAGTATTGACCACTTTCATTTTTAAACTTATTGTCAAATTGCTCTTGAGTTAATAATGTTGTAGATTTAGGATTAACAGCTTTTTTTATTTTATATTTTCCATCCTCTGTTATATCATCTACTATCCATTCTGAACCATTTTTATCAGTATACTTATTACCTTTACTTACTAAATCTTCTTGAACTGTTGCTTCTTTTGCAGCATCATCCATTGCTTTAGCTGCATTTTTAGATAACTCTTGTTGTTTTTTTATAAATTCTTTTTCTGCTTCAGGAGTTTTAGATTTATTATACTCATTATTTAATTTTTCTTTTCTTTTATATAATCCAGGTCTAACCTTACCACTTGCTGGATCATAAAAATTATTATTTAATTTATTATCTAAATCTAAATATTCTTTATAATCTGAATTATCTTTAATACGATTAAGCATCATATTATATTGAGCAGATGCACTCTTTAAACCTTTACCTTTATATGGGTTAGATTTTAAATTTTCAATATCAAATGTAAAAGGAGTAACTTTTCCAGATTCATCTTTAATTGTTGGTTTATAAGCCTTAGTAATATCATTTATAACCTCTTGTAAATTTTCTAATGCTTGAGCTCTTTTATTCTCAAAGGATTTTATTATTTTTGAGTTAGTCTCTTTCATTGCATAGTTACTTACAACTTGACTAACATTACCCCTATTAGAATTTCTAATCCATTCCTTTTCTAAATTTGATAATTCATCTAAAAATAATTGTGCTTTTTTCTGATGGTTATCTCCCCAAGCAGCCTTCTCTTCTTCTGTAACCTCTCCACTAGCAATTCTCTGTAAGTCTTCTTCAAACACTCCTGTAGTACCATTAGCAAAATGTTTAATTGCCTCTGCAGCAAATGTAGAATATTCTACAGCTCTAGCTAATTCAGTCTCTCCTTTAGCTTCATATTTAGCTGCGAGTTCTTTTTTCTTTATAAAATTTTCACTAGTACCTTCTACAAATGAAGCACTTTCTGCAATAGCAACTTGTTGATCACTGAATGATTTATCATAAGCCTCTCTACCTGATTTTGTATATCTTCCAGACATAGCTTCTGATAATATACGTTGAGGTCCACCACCAAAGAATCCCATCATACCCTCAAGTAATGCCTCATCTCTAGAGGCAAAGTCTGCTAGTCTAGCTAATACATCTTCGTCATATCCAGATACATCTACTCCAGCATCTTTTTTAGCTCTATATGAACTTTCTTTTTGTAATGAACTCTGACCAATCTCTTCTACAGATTCTTTAGCACCTTGTACTATAAGGTTATCAGAATTTAAACCAGTTATATTATCTTTAAAGTTTTTAAATCTATTTTTAAACCCTCTTTGTTTAATAATATTACGAGTAGTTCCTACACCTTTCATTAGACCATGTAGTCCAAATGCATCAGTAAGTATGAAAGCTTTATTATATAATAGCATTCTATCAGCTGCATCTCCAGCAACCTTTTTTATTTCATCATCTGATAAATTTAACTCTCCTAGTTCTCTTAATTCTAATAATTCTTTTTCAGTTTCATCATATGTTTCAAGAGCCATAATCTTTCCTTCAGCATAGTTCTGAACATAACCTGCACCTAAAGAATTAGCTCCTTGCATTACTGGTTGATTCTTAATTAGACTTGACATATAGGTATCAAATCTTTTTGCATTCTTACTACCCTCTATGAAATTTGAAGCTTTCTTAGTATTTTTCACAGCCTTTGACATAGCAAGTACCCCTTTACCTACTGCACTTACTCCTTTTGAAACTACTCCTCCAGGTAAACCAAAACCTACGGCACTATCTATAATACCTCTCATTGAATCCCAGTAGAATGCTGGGTCAGACCAATCAAAAACTTCAGAAGGATTCTCTCTGTATATAGGCATACCCTCACGAATATTCTCTTTTAGTCCACCCATTGTTTCAGCTAACCAGTTCTTCTCGTTAGTGTCTAATCCTTGCATAGCTTTGACATGGTTATCAAAATCTGCTATATAAGACAAGTCTTCTACGGCAGTAGCTAAACCCATTCCTATACCTCCTACAACTGCATTAAATGCTTGTTCTAAACCACCTTGTCCTTGAGCTCTTAGTTTATTTACATCCTGTGTATAAACATTTGTTTTAGATAAATCTAAGTAATCTTCGTAATCTGATAAGTGATCTAATCCTAATTTTTCTGTAGATTGAAGATTTGAATATTTAGGAGATAGTCTTCTTTTCTTTTCTAGTCTTTTTCTTGCAAAACTAGTATAATCTGAATTAGGATCTAATCCATCTTGATTCAATAAATCTTTAGCCATTTAATATTTTTTATTAATTATATCGTAAAGTAATTCTGGAACATCCTCTCCTTTAGATAGAACTATACTAGCAGTGTTACCATCAACATCCCATTTAGTTCCTACTAACTCTACCCCATTTTCTGATCTTATAATATTTATATTTGAATAGTTCTTATATTTATTATTTAATTTATCAGATATTTTATTTACAATAAGCTCATTTCCAGTATTAATGGAAGTTAATTCTAATGCCTTATTTATAACATCTTCTTTTTGAGATAATGTGCTATTCTTAGTAACAGGTTTTAACGATGCTGTTATGTGAATATCTCTTAATTCTTTGTATAATTCATCATCTCCTCCAGATAAATTTCTATATAAGTCATCTGTAGTTGCTTGGTAATATTCACCCATTCCTTTTGGTTGAACAATAGTAGTTTGATCAATACCATCTACATCTTTATAAGTAAATGCTAATTCCATTCCATTTACACCTCTAGTTAAATGTATGGATTCTTTATTTATATTAGGAGCAATGGTTGACAAATCCATCTCTGCATCACCTTGTAATATATTATAATTTATATTGTTCAGAGAAGTTTGTAATTGATTAGCTACATTAGTTCTAGTAGAATTACTACCTGATGAAGCTCCTAGTATGATATCTGTAGATTCAAATATCTCACCTTTTGTTATATAACTATCTCTTTTCTCATTGTAATCATCTATGTCTACATCAATTAATTTAGCATATGCTTTTTTAGCATACTTCTCAATATCAAAATGTTTCTTATATGTCTCCATCATTCTCTTTTGGAGTTCTGGAGATGCATTATCAACATCATATTCAGCCAGCATTCTGAATGGAGTGGCATTTTTTGGATTACCAAAGTGTGTATATTCTTCAGCTCTTGTTTGAGCAGCTATACTTAGTTCTTTTAGTAGCTGAGGTAGTACTTGTGGCATTTTAATAATCTGATCAGAGGTAACTTCAGCCATTAACTTATCTTTACCAGTTAATGTTTTAGCAAACTCACCTTGCATGTACTCTTTCTGAGCTTCCATGTATTCAGCTTGTTTAATATCTGCTGGGTTTTTTGAATTTTTTAATGATCTTATTTTACTATTAAAATCATCTATGTTATTATATTCTCCGAAATACCCTTGTGTCTTACCTTTCTGAGTAAGAGCATATGCTTTCTCTGCTTGCTTTGTTTCTCTTTCTTTAGCTAATTGATTAAGAGCAACATCTTTATTAGTAGTATACTTCATTCCTACTTGTTTTTTTCCTGTCTCTAAAAAGTCTTTAAACATATACAAAGATTTCTCTTCATTAGTTTTTAAATCAGGTTTATAAGTATCAATCCATCTTAACATTTGTTGTCCACCAGGAGATCTTTGATAATCATCAAATTCAGAGTTAGCTACTTCTAATATTTTATCATAAGATTTTCCTGTAGCTCCTTCTTTAAAATATCTAGTAATATCTCCATCTGATATCTTATCAAGAGTCTCTCTTCCTGAAGCACTTATATTTTTAAAGTGTTTTTCTTTATCAGCATACATATCAACTCCTGCTTGTATTGTTTCTTTTCCACCTATGAAGTCAATTGCAAACTTTTTATCATCTCCTTCTTGATTCATGTAATCTGTGAATGATCTAATAAATTCATCATTCTCATAAGCATATTTTAATCCCTTTCCATCTTTTTTATATTCCTCTATTATTTTATCATACTTATCTTTTGAGGCTAGACCTTGTCTAATCTTCTGAAGTCTAGGATCATTATTAAGCTTTTTCATATATGCAGATACTTCTCTTGCATTTTGAGGAAGAGATAAATCTTTTTTACTCATAGAACTAGTAAAATCTTCTAACTCTGAACGTATATTTTCTAATTGCTCTGTGTCATATTTTTTTAATGCTTTTTCATTAAGTAAAGCATCTTCATATAAACCCATTTCATCCGCAGTTTTATCTGCAGATTGTTGTCTTTGATTTAAAGCATTTTGCATTAGAGCTAAATTCTCAGGTACGAATTGAGAAACATACTCTTGAGGTTTTGCTCCGTAGTATCTTGATATTGCCATATTAAACTGTTTTGTTTCCTAGAAATATAATCTGCTTAGTCTTAGGGTCTATTGCGTATTGACCTGTATTAAGTAGATTCTGAATGTATTGATCTTGCATTTTATTAGCCTTAGCATCTTTATTAAAACCAGCTATTGATGAACCTATTCCAGTAAGTCCTGCAGCCATTGCTTGTTGTGAAGCAGCGTCACCTCTTTGATTAAGGTCCTCTTCTCTAGCTCTCATCTGTAAGTTTGTTTGATCAGCTTGAGCTTGTGCTTGAGCATTTGTATTTTGCTGTCTTTCATTTATAGATGCTATTTGTGCAGCTCTATCTTTAGTAAGAGAAGTATTCTGAGCAATAAGGTTACTTAATGCTTGTCCAGAACTTGTAGCATTCTTTCTAATGTTTTCTCTAGCAATATTAGCTGCAGAGTCATATGCACTATTAGCATTAGCTATGGCTGCCTTATAACTCACTTTAGCAGGATTAATACTTCCTAATTCAACTTGTTCTGCACCTTTAGCTCCTTGTATTATATTATTAATGTTACCTAAGTTCTGTCCTAATAACACTCCTAAGTCTCTTAGTCCTGTACCTTTCTTTTCTGGAACACCTACATTATAATCATTTTCATTGGCTAACCCACCATTAGTATTATTATTAATTTGTGATGCTATATTTGGAATATTTAATCCTGATTGAAATCCCTGTCCCATTTCACCAAAGCCTCCTTCACTTGTACCAAACCCTTGTTGATTAGGAACATTGATAGAAAGATTATTTAAATTTGCAAATTGCTGTGGCGTAGATTCATTTTTAGCACTAGCAGCTCGGGATGCTAATAATAATTGTTCTGGAGTTAATCCATACTCAGCCATTACTCTTCCGGTAGAAGGATTGATTTCTCCACCATAAGCTCTAACTCCTGGATTAGTTACTCTATCTTTAGCATAATTCACTTGTCGTTCTGGATTACTCCAATCATAATTAGCATGTCTAGGTCCCCACATTTGCTCTCTTACTTTATATTTCAATCCTTCACCTTCTCTTGCTAATTCTTTTGGACCAAAAAATCCATCGTTAGATATTCCTAAAATATCATTTATAGCAAACTGCTCTTCCATTAAATTATGATACTTTCCTAATTTTTCAGGTTTATCTGAATACAATGCAGCTAACTGTTCTGGAGATAATGCTACGTCATCAGGAAGAGGTTGTCCAGGAACAAAACCTTTATAAGCTTCATACCCTTCTCCTTGAGCAGCATAAGCATCAGCAGCTCTTTGTATAGTATTCTTTTGAAACATGCTTAAATATTTATTATTTTCAGCTCGTCTATTTGCCATAGCAGAAGGTACTTGTATTCCTCCAGGAATAACATTACCATCTATACCTTGTCTATCTGGAATATTTTTAGTTACTTGATTTCCCCATTTTTGAATTTGAGCCATTCCTGCAGTAGGAGCATAGTTTCCTATTTGACCACTTTGAATATCAGTAGCAGTTACTGTATCCTGAGGAGTAACATTTATATCATTTCCATAGTTTCCTGACATTCCTATAGAAGTAGGAGAAGTGTTACCTTGAGCAGCATAAGCTGCTGCTACATCTTTCTCATTTAATTGAGTTGGTGTACCTGGTTGACTTCCCTGAACCATTGGGGCATTGGGAGCTGCATTAGGAGTAGCAGCAACTTGATTCCAACTTAAAGGGTTAATATTTGAAGTTCCATCAGGGTTAATTGGAAGTTCTCCACCATCAGGATATTTCATATCACCACCTGCTGCAAAAGTCTCTTTCATTTTATTCTGATGGTCTAAATCCATTCTTTCTCTTTCAGATTCTTGCATAGCCATAAGAGATTTCATCTCTCTTTCCTTAGCTTTTTTATCGTAAGAGTCATTTTTTCTTTTACTATATTTAGCTTCTATCTTTTTAGAAGCATCAGCAAAACTATATTTCTTCCCTGGGATTTTTAATCTTTCACTAAAAATATAATCTTCCCATCTTGTTTCTTTATCTTCAACTTCAGCACCTTGTCCAATTGGTATACCACCATTAGCGTGAGTGTTACCATTATATTGAGTAAGCTCTCCTCCATTAGCCATTTGAGCCTGTTGTTGTTTCTGAGCAGCATTATTAGCATCGATAGCATTATCTTGAGATTTAGAAGAAAAGAATCCCCCTACTCCTCCAACAACCCCTCCAATAGCAGCACCCCAAGGTCCGAATGCAGCTCCAGTTGCAGCTCCACTAGCAGCACCTTGTCCTACTCCTTTCATATAATCTCCTGTATCTAACCCTTCTTGTTGTGCTACCCCTTGTGCATTTATAGTAGTCTTTCCCGCATCTGAAGGAATCATGTCTAATGCCATATTAGCTCCAGCAGCATAAGCTCCTACTCCAGGACCTCCACTTCCTGAACTAGCTCCAGCTAAAGGAGCACCCTGAACTCCTTGATAACCTCCCTGCGGAGCATGTAATTGACCTCCAATTACATATTTATTAGGGTTTTGAGTAACATCATCTTTAATACTATAATTTTTAAGTAGATCAGAAAGGTTAATTGATTTTTTCTTTGCCATGTTTATTGAGTTAATTTACAAAAATACTGTAGGTTACGCACACTTACAAATATTTTTAAGTATTGTTATTAATTAATATAGTTATATTCATTCACCAATTTAGTTAGGTGATGGTCTAAAATTAAGTATTATATCATGTAATACCATTCTTTCATTATTATCAGGAGTATGAGTAAGTACTAATTTAATAAAGTAATCACGCATCCTAGGGTTATTAGTATACGTATCCCTAGGTATATTAGTTCTCCAGCTTCTAAGCTTTCTTATTACATTGTTTCCAACTGTTAAATTGATTACTCCAGAATCTTGATGATCATTAACTGCTTGAATAGTATCTAGTGTTAATGTTGATTGGTCTATATCATTTATAAACATTTCACCTTTATATTCTATTGAATCAAATACAGTTGATAAATCTTGAGCAGGATTAAGTATAATCTCTAAAGTAGAAGGATATACTATACCATAGTAATTATTCTTCTCACCTTCATAATGTAGGTATCCTTTATTTCTTGGATCTACAAATGATAAATCAGCATCACCACCAGGTAGAATAACAGAACTAGTTTCATCTTGTCTAGCAACGGTAAGTAGCTTACCATCTGTTTCTAACCATAATGATGGTGCACAACTTGAGAAGCTTTCATAAGCTTGTATAGCTTCATTAAAGCATATAGTGAAGTTTTCTACACTATCTAATGATATATCTCCACCAGCTTGAATAACTTGTTTAGCTCCTAAGAATGTCATGTAAACTTTATTTCTAACTCTATCAAATACACCGTGTATACCTGCACCATTTAATATTCTATCACTACTTAATAGAGAACTATTGTACCCTAAGAAATGAGAATGCAATCCTTTAACATCACTAAGAGGCATTGCTCCTCCAGTGTACTGCATCCATTTCTTTAATATTCCATCAAAGTGATGTACAGCAGCTCCACTAGGAACCACTGAGAATTTATGTTTAGTACCTGTGTTTCTTGATATGTATCCGTAGTCATCTAATATACCACCACTACCTACTGTTAAAGCTACACCATTTTCATCATTAATTACAGATCTATCATTAATAGATGCTGTACCAAATGCTCTGTCTTGATAGAATAAAAATCTATCCTTAATAGTAGTAATTTTATTAATCTCACCATATTGTCCCTCTACTTCTGTATAGTTATTAACTAACCATACTCTCCAACTATCTAATAATTCACCATCTAATTTAGTTTCAGATGCCCATATTCTATGGGGATGTTCTTCTACTAGATTATCTATAAAGTCAGGCGGATAAAATATTTTCTTTACATTATTATCATATCTATAATGGTCTCCTAAAGAGTATACAGCTTCTCCTACACAAGTACTACCGTTACTACTATCACTACAACTATTAGAACCTTTCAACCAATCAGTATCAGATTTATCTGCATAGTGTCCTGAGTCTAAGTAATCACAGTTAATAGGAGATTCACAAGGCATTGCAAATCCTAAGTGATACTTATAATCATTAACACCGAAGTTACCTTTATTTAAACTAGTATAATTAGTTTCATAAAACTGATAATGGAACATAGTAACAAATACATCACCTCCATAAGCTGTTATAGTTCTAGAACTATTATAATATTCTTTTAATTGTTCATAAGTACCTGTAGAAATATATTCATTTCCTGATCTAGCTTCGTAGGTATCACCACCATATTGATTAGCTAAGGTTCTATCATAACTAATTTCTCTCCACCAATAAGAGTTAATTGGAGTAGTATCTGCTTTAGGAGTATAAGCTCCTGCATTAGCAATTGTTTGTAGTGGATTACTGCTTGAAATCCAAGGTGCTAATGAATTACTTGCAGAGTAATACTCAAACCTATCATTAATATCTATAACTTGTTTTTGTCCTCCTACACCAGCAGGATCATCCTCTCCTGTAGTAGCAGGAGAGCAGTTAGCAAAATGAGTTACACCTAATCCAGCAGGTCCATTCCATCCTGAACTAATCACATCAGCCATTCCCATTTGCTCCTCTTGAGTTATTTCTCTGGATTCTTGACAAGCATCAGAAGTATTCCAAGCTCTTCCTAGAATATTATATCCTGCTACAAGTTTGTCAGCATCTCCATTAAAATCATTAGCATTTCTTTTCTGGTACAACGTACCTGCTTCATACATATCTCTATAGAATCCAAGAGTTCTTACAGTGTCTCCAGACTTATAAGAATATCCACTATCCCTTCTTAGTATGCTATTAGGAGATATGATTGCCATTGTTCTTAATCCACCAGTATTAAAAAATACGGGAGCATCATTTATTATAGCAGTTGCTTTAGTTCCTGTTGAAGCTACATTTATTTGGTCAGTATCTTGGAAACCTGTTGCTGTATATAATAATGGAATTTTATTTGATGCATAAATACCACCTGTTTTTGCAAAACTTCTTCTTCCACCATAAGTACCATTAGTTAAACCAAAGTTAGTCATAATACCAGTACCTAATCTACTTCTATCTTGAGTTTTTCTTTCTACTCTAACAATTTCATATCCAGATACTTTACCTAATAAATCAGATACATCAACAGTAAATTCTACTCCAATAGATTTTCCTTTGATAGGATAGTTTCCGTCATATAAATTACTATCAGATATATTATCTCCTGTTACACTATAAGGATAATTACCACTTACTTTTTCTGTAGCTTCAGGTACTTTAATATCTCCTATCCATTTAACATTATAAGGATTTCCTGTAAGGTCATAGAATACTATTCCCATTCTGTAAGTTTCACCTCTAGCATATCCTTTAAAAGTATTAACCATTGCAGGGGATAAGAAACTTTGATATTCTCCTGGAGCAACTCTATCTTCTCCATTTAATGAAACATATCCAGAATTATTATATGGAGCTGCATTAAATCTATTATAATGTATTGTATTATAGTTACCATCAACTGAATACCCAGAACTACCTGCACCTGATACAGTAGCTTTTAAAGACACTTCCTCAGTCACAAATTTATAAGATACATTTAGTCCACTACCACCTAAAGTAACACCGTCTTCTTGAAATTTATACTGGTTAGCAGTATTCACATTATCATTAGAATCTAAATGAGGTTCTTTATTATAAGGATTAATAACATCATGTTCTTCTGGTACTGAAGCATACGCAGGAGTATTAGCTCCTGAGTTATCTAGAGTAATAGGACTTAATTCTTTATCATTCAGTAATGCTTGATAAGAGCTATTAAATCTATAAGCTCTTGAATCCCATCCATCAACAGTAGTATCTAAAGTATCTAAGTTAGCAGCTATAAGTCTTTTATCTTTTATAGTAATAGTCTTACATCTCTTAAATGTCCTAGTTAAGAATGCAAATTCTTCAGGAGTAATAGGAATATCATCTCCTTTATCAGTATGTATAACTTCTAGATTACCATCAGAAGGAACTGCCTCTTCATCAAATTTATATATGCTTGTAGCACTTCCAACTCTCACAACAGCAATATGTTCAATATAATTATAAGAAGTATCAATGTTACTTATATTATATGTAACAGATTTATTTCCTGAAGATGTTGTATCCCCATCCGCTTCAAAAGGTCTATTACCTGCAGAGTTAGATGTAGGGTCAAATTTCCCTAAAGGAATAGGATTAGTTACAGGTGAGAAAACTGTACTTCCTCCACCAACATTAAATAGTCTATATGAATATTGAACCGTGGCTCCATCTGGTAATGAACCATTTGAAGACACACGGTCTAATATAGGAATGCTCATATCAAGCTGAGAATTAATATCAAGGTCGCCAGGAGAAAAACCTAATAGGTTTGGGTCCAAAGCGTTGATGGTTCTCAGGTTATTGTATTCATCAGTCCAATAAACTCTTCCTGTCTTTGAATTTTCATAGTGTCCAACAGCCTCTGTACCTATATGCCAATGAGTAGAGAAATTCAACTTATTATTATAAATAAGATGATCAGCTAAGGTCAGAGTACTGTTAGCACCTATGTTATTAATTATCTTTGTTATAGGATCATAACTAAACTTCCATATCTGTCCTGCAGAATTTGGAGTCGCTGATGTTTCATTAGTAGAAAATACTATTACTTCATCTCTAAGAGTAGTCCATCCTATTATCCTTAAATCAGTTTGAGGTTCTACCTCATAAGTTCCTGTGTTAGTACTTAATCCATCATTACCTACAGTAGTATCTCCTACTATAGTAGATATAGCAGAAGTTAATGGGATTAAATATATAAACTCTCCATTTCTAATTAACTTATAGTCAGTAGTAGCTAAATTAGATAAAGCTATAAGCATAGCTGCATATAAATCCTCTATACTATTAACATTTCCTGTGCTATATATAGTAGAATTATAAGTAATAGATAATTTTCCATAATCAGGATTTTCAGGATTATCAAATCTAATCTTCCAGAATCCTAAAGTATCAGGTAGGTCAAAAGATAATAAGTTACCATCTTCATTCTCAATGTTACCGGAAGATAATCCTTCTTCAGTAAGAACTTTGATGTTGGTACCTTTATAGTATTTAGTATCACCTCTTTTAGATTTAGAGGTGTCCTGATCCATACCTCCAATAAATGTATACTTCTTTTTAGCCATTATCTTCTATTGTTATTATTACCATTAGTGTTAGATGCATTAAACCTTCTTTCCATTTGTCCATCACTTCTGAATGCTCCAGCATGTGAATTAACATTAGGTATTAATTTCATAAAGTTATTTTTCCAACTTTCCATTTCATCTATAGTAGGTATTCTAGCTGATGCATCTGCTGCACCTGTGTACCAAGCTAAATCTTGCTCAATCTTTAATACTACTCTAGGTTTAATATCTACACCTTTAATTTCTTTTTTGAATAATATCTTATCTCCTATATAAGCTTGACAAGCTTTAATATATTTAATGTTGTCAGGTATCATAGGATAACCATTTTCATCTGTTGGATTAGCCATATATTCTATAACTAATTCACCTTCATCAAAATTTGTAAATATAAAATTATCATTTAAAGTATAAGTATATTCACTATCTCTATTTATATCAGAAGATTTACCATTACAAAAATATGATATATGAGTAGTATCAGTAGATGTTCTCATTGGATGATAATATCCATTTTCTTTTTTGAATATCTGAATAACTTGGTGTAAATCACAAGGTATCTTACCTCTATTATCTTCTATTACAACAGGTGATTGATGACCTAACTTTTCATTACCATCTGTAGCTTTCTTTATATACGTCAAAGGAGCACCTATTAAATCTAAGCACTCGCCAATCCATTCTACACAATGTATCCAATCTAAGTTATCAAACCCGTAATCTCTATATACGTTTTCAATAACTCTGTCCATTTTTATGTATTTGCCATTATTCATAATAATCTATATTTTCATTTTCATTAATAGTACGAGCTATATTTCTTTTATTGTCTCTGCTCATCACTAAAGAGTATACAGTATGATTAGTAATGTTACAAGCTCTTTTATCCCAGTACCATTTATAATAATAACCATTGGTATGTTTATTTGTATGCCAAACTATTTTCTTTTCTTTTTTAGCATTTTCATTTTCTTCCCATAGCTTATTGGTAGCTTTCCAATTGGGTTGTAAATGTCTAGTAATAAGCTGACCATTATGATCAAGCTTTAATTTAGTTTTAAACTTCCGTATTCTTAAATACCCCAATCTATGTGGTAGTCTTAATTCCCCAGACTCCTTAACTATATAATCACATATTTGTATATTATATGATTTAATAATTTTTCTATAAGTAGATATGTCTACAGGCTCAATACCTTTATTTTTTTGAGTATTTCTGTAATGTCTATACATATCTATTATACCATAGTCTGATTTGTATATACCTCTATTTTTACTTCTAACAGCCATTAGCTTTGTTTAGTTACAGTATTATCTCCACCATCATTTAATATATCAGCAGGTAGATTATATAGTTGAACATATTCTTTTACTACTTGTCCTTCAATGTAATTATACATCCAAGCTTTTAATGGATATTTATCATCAGCAGAATAACAACTAGAACCAGTTGAACAGTTTGTAAAAGGTATTACATCCGCAGGATTTTCAAATACTCCCCTAATGTTAATATTCTCTATGAACTTATGGTTGTCAGTATTAGACACTAAATAAACCCTGTTATTTGCCGTGTAAGCGTATATCTCATTTTTTGTATACTTTCCATTACCCACCCATTTTGCACCGCTTAGAGTTGTTCTACTGAACTCTTTCTTAGTTTTATCTACTGGTCCAATTCTAGTTAGTGTTATATCATTATAAAGTTCAATTGTTGTAGGTATCTCTAAAACAGTTCTAAGAACCTTACATCCAGTTGATACATCACAACACTCTGCAGGGTCAGCTAATTCCATAGCCACACATCCTAAATCTTGGATGATATCTGGATCAATACTTCTATTTCTATTTAGCTCATTCCTAAGAAGCAAGGCTCTTTGGTTAGCTAATTTAAAAGAAACCTCTCTAGGAGAGATATCACTATCATCTTCTAGATAAGGTTTTATTTTGCTTAGTATATTAAATACTGCTTCATTTTCAGTCATCTATTTAACTTTTTAAATATTTCTTCCAGACAGCATTAGATAATTTGAAATCTGTTCCACAATCTGTACATTCTACTAATTTCTGTATGTTACCTGTTTGAGTAAATACATTCTTTTTAAATGATATGTTATCACTTCCGCAAGCTTTACAGCTATGCTTATTATTTCCTTTTGCCGCACCTACATGTGTATTATGTGTAATGTAAGGACTAAGTTTTTCAAATACTTCCTCTAATATTACTACATCATTCTTACAATAAGTAATCATTTTATGCATGGCAGTTTTACATTTCTTTTCACAGATGTCTACCCATAATTGAAATCCCCCAGTATCTACTTTACCATATCCTAATAAGATCTTAGCTAAGTAATCTAACTTATTAGAATTAAAGTATCCTGCTGATCTAACTTTTTTCAATGTATCTAGTGACTTAACATAAGTTGGAAAAGGCACTTGATGTATTATAGCTCTTCCTCTTAACCATCTTAAATCAAATTTATCTCCATTATGACCTATAGCTTCATCTGCTTTTTCAAGTTCTTTAGTAAATTCAATAAGCATATTTTTATCACATTGGTTGTCATCCCATTTAAGATAATGAACTTTATCTTCTCCTTCCCATTTCCAACAGATACATATTATACCTCTTTCTCTTAATATTTGATGAGGTCCAATTGATTTATTATACCCACAAGAGAAATCAGCTATTACATTATAACTAGTTTCAATATCAAAGAACATTCTTCTAAATTCTTTATCTGAATCTTCATCAACTTCTTTTTCTAGTAATATTAATTTAGTTTTCTTTCTAGCTATCCTTACTTCATTAGGATCCACATTCCATATGGAAGCTAAATAATTAGCACCATTTTTTAAATAACTTCTATTATTTAAAAATTTATTTATTAAGTCTTCTCTACTCATAATATATTTATTGGTTAATAAAAAAAGAGTCTAGGTCCCTATTTGGAATATTTGCCTAGACTCTCTAAAAACATGTTTAAAATCAAAATCTTAGCAAACATACGAAAGTTATTTATTACTTCCAAATTTTTTAGCAACTTTTTATTCTATATCAATAAATTTAGAGTAATTAACATTAGACCTAAAGTGTAATAATCCCGTCAAATCATCGTTAATTGTTACTTCTAATTTATCTCTATTCTTTCCTTCCAATCTAAAATGGTTAGGATATTCTATATCAACTCTTACCCAAGTATTAGTACCATCACTTCCTGATTGATAGGTTACTCTTTCAGCCATGGACATTATATCTATAAAGTCAGTATAAGTAGAACTACCTAAACTCTGTCCTCCTTGAGTTACTTTAAATACTATTCCACTAGTTAAAGTAGATACTCCTAAAAAACCATCATAAGGTATGCTAGGCATAGTTCCATTAGTAACAGTACCAGCATAAGCATCGGCAAATACCACATTGATGTTATTAACCTCCCATACTTCTCCTGGCTGTGGTCCTGCTTCATATATAATAGAACCTCCTGTTTGTTCAAACTGTATGTCATCTAAATAGTAATTAGGAGGGGGTCCTGCTCCTATATCCACTGTAGTAATTCTAATTGCATCTAATGTAGTCGAAGTGAATCCAAAGTCTGCAAAAGGAATAGTAAATTTTTGCCAAGTATTTAGGGTTGTAGTATCAACATAGTTACCAATATTAACTGAACTACTTACTGCTGCTGCAGTACCTGTATCCCATCCTACCACATTAACTTGCTTTGTACCTGAAGTACTCCATCCTGTAATATATATCCAGCCAGTCAAAGATACATAGTTAGCTATAGTTAAATTAGAGCCTTTAGCTATTTGAGCAACATCGTTATTAACGGTGGCTGTAGCACCAATACTTTGGGCACTAATATGTGCTTGAGCAGGGTCATTAAAAGTCCAAGTACCTGCAATTGCAGAAGCTGTCCATAATATAGTATCAATACCATTATGAACTCTATCTGGAGTACCTCCTGTAGAAGCATCTTGGTTCATATCAGAACCGTATGTCTCATTAGTGAAGAAAGCACTTCTGTCATATAGTCTTTCACCAGTATATGTAAATACTTTAAGCCCGTTACCAAACTCTTTAGTATTTTTTACATCTGCAGGTTTATGAGATGTACCTCCTTGTATTTTAACTCTAGTTGGCATAATTATTTATTAATCATCAGCATTTTCATAAAAGAAACTTATTCTAGCGTAAGCAGTCCCTGATGTGTGGTCACTAATTAATCTAACATCTATAGTGTCATTAGGTCCTAATATCATTACAGCTTCTTTTCTATAGGTTACAGCATCAGCCTCTGACTGTACATAGTATCTATCTGTCTCAGTAAAACTCCCTCCTAATGTGGGATTGTTATCATAAGCAGTAGCGGAAGCTTGGTTAGCACTAGAAAAGTTTACATTTACTGGTGTAACTGCAGTACCCCCAGAACTATATGTGGTCCCTGTTCCTACTTGCCAATAAGTATTAGCTGAAGGTAAAGTAGTACCACCTGCTAAATCTACTGTTTGTACTCTAATATAAGTAATGTACATATTCTTAGTAGTACTAGTATTCTTTAAGTGTAATATAGTATGAGTACTATTATTTACTGAAGCAAAGTCCCCCACCACTTGATAAGCCTGCCCATCTCTTTCTGAGATAACGTGCTGTATAGGATGGTTGGTAGCCCTTACCTGTAATTCATTTTTATCATTAACTTTTGCAGAACCATTTACTCCTGTACCGTCAACTATTTCAAATTCTAAAGCCATATTATAATGTTTTTATTTTGTGAACATTACACGCAACAACAGCTACCATAGAGGTATTACTAGCTGGTGGTGTAACTGTAAAAGCTATACTTGAACCTTTTGGCATAATAAGTCTAACATTAACAACTCTCATTCTAGTAGGATTTTCAATTCTCCATCCTGCTATTGTAGTACCATTAGTTACAGTAGCAGCTTCTTGTCCTTTTTCACTAATAATATCTAATGTCTTAGGAGAAGCAAAGTTTGTATTAACAATGGTAGCATCATTACCACTACCAGAACCAAGACCATCAGGGTTTTTTACCATAGTAAAAACAAATTGGTCTACTGTTCCTCCAGTAGAATCATCTGAATTAAAGACTATTCTATCAATAAGTAAGTCTTCCTCTTCATTGTTTTTAAAGTATAACATTGCACTAAGGTTAGCACTAGTTAAAGTAATAGCTCCAGATGTTACTGCATAATGGTCACCATTAATAGTAGCTTCTTTCCATTCATCTTCAGATACAGACCTTGTATAAAGCCTCTGGGTACTATCTACAATAGCAAGTTTATTTTTACCGCTACCATCTTTTATCTTCATTTCACTCATATTAATTAATTTAAGCTAATGCTTTTATAAAAACATTAGACATTTTTATTTCATTTAATATTTCATTTAAGCACTGAGTCTGTAATGAAATAGCTTCTAATAACTTTGTTTGTTCAGTATCTGTAGCTAACTCTTCTGTATAAACTATGATAGATAATTCATCTGAATCACTCATTGAAGTAGTATCATACTCTAAAGTTAGTACTAAAGAAGAGATAGTTCCCCCAAATCCATCACAAGCAAAGTTGTATATAATAGTATTATCAGTAATATTAGTAACTAACAATATATGTTGTAAAGGTATTACCTCTGTAAAAGTAATAGTTTGAGCTGAAGCATCAAACGTATATTTTTCCTTATCTAATATTATTTTATTCATAATATAATACTCATTGCAAGTGCATAACACTTATCAGCTTTCTTTTCATCTAAAGCTTTTATGTCTTCTGCATTGTTATCTATTTCACCTTTATTAGATTTAATACCTGCATCATTAACAAGTATATCATCTTCAGCTTGTATTAATTCAGTTTCATCTTTTAATCTACCTTCGTGAGTACCTCTATATTTATGTACAGAACCATCTGCAGCTCTACCCCAATAAATTTTATTCTCAGTTGCCTGAGCCTTATTGTGGATTTGTCTTATTTCTAAGACAGTACCTGGATTAAACTGTGTAAATGTACTCATTTCTTTTTTCTAAAACTAATTAATTTTTTAAAACCTATCTTTCCCATAGGTACTACACCATTTCCAAAATCACCATAGCCTACCCCAACTTCTACTTGCCATCCCTTATTACTTATAAAGTCTGCAGATACAAAACCACCTTTGAAACTAGGATATACTATAGCTTCTGATCCTAAGTAAACTTGGTTTACTCTTACTTTTTCAGAGACTTTAATCTCTTCTTTAGTATGAGTAGAATCTTTTTGATAAGTAGAGTCCTTTATAGTAAGTGAAGGAACATCATATTCCAACCATACACTTACAGGTTTAACTCTACTTCTTACATATATCATATAGTTAAGCACACTATCCTTAGCTCCATAAGTAAATATCTCTGTACTATCATTAATAGAATCTAATTCATTAATCATATCTATTATATCAGAAAAGTCTGTATCTGTACCGTCAGGTCTATTTCTATAAATATACTCAGGCACTTGTATAGGATGTTGATGATACCATGTTATAATACTGTCAGTATAAGTTGTGTCAATCACATTCTTAAATACCTCAACAGTCTTAACATAAGTAGAATCTTTTCCTACCACAGCAGTACCACCAAAGAATCCTCCAGGAGAACATGCCCTAGCAGATAATAGTATTATAACTATCATTGTTAAAAGCAATGCATAAGCATTTCTATATGTACTCCTTAAATCCATTTATTCTTCTGAAAAGAAATTAGTTAAAAACTTACCTATCACACCAATAGCTGCTGAGGTATATACTAACCAATCTACATCATTATATACTGCAGTACCTGTTATGAATAAACTCATTCCTAATAATGCATCACCTAATTTTCTCCATTTCTTTGGAGTAGGCTTCATGTAATTGCTTGTTACTTTCTTTACTGTATTTGTCATCTTTATAATTATTTACCTGTTTCTATATCAGTATACGTAATAGATACTGTTTCGTTGTTTTCTAAAGCTTTTATTATTTTAGGATACATATTTTTATAAGCATCTCTACTAGAACTTCCTGTAAAGGTTTTACCACTTACAGCATCATTTACTAGTAAACATCCTGCCGTATGTTCATCTGTATTTCCTGTATGAATAAGGATATACTGAAATACCATTCCATTATTCTTTAGTATCCAATTTTTTTCATTATATATACATAACATTCCTTTATGCATACTACCATATTTAGCTTTATATCTAGTATGAAAACCTCCTGAGTTTCTTATACCCACTTTATAAGTACCATTAGGAACTCTAGTCTCCCCTTTCTTTTTAATGTCTCTTTCCTCATCCTCAACTGTGAAGCATTCAAATACCCCATTGATGTAAAGGATTCCCAATGTGGTGTCTCCATTATCTGCAAATCTTTTTACTTCTATTTTCATAATTAATTAAACTCTGTAGGTGCTCTATATGAGTGCCTCTTTATTAATAATATTAAATCCTGCTCTTTCCATCTCTGTAAAGGCATTTTGTGTATTCTTCTTTCATTAACCATAACAGCTAATGTATCCACTAACGCTTCTAAAGTCATTCCTGTAGCTTGGGATAATCTAGCTGAAAACTTTACTCTGTTAGAATCTTTACTATTAAGCATCTGTTTAGTTAATATAACTGTTTGTTTAGCTCTATATTTTACCATAGGCTTAGTTACCATTAAACTGTCAAAAAATGCTTCCTGACTCATTATCTCCATAATGTCAGATTTAGTTTCTTCTTGTCTTTCAATAACAGTTCCTTTGTCAAAAGTCTCTACTATAGCTTCATATTTGGTTACTAATGTTAAAACTAGTATACCACATATTGCACCAATAATCTTACCTTGAAGAGTATTTAAAAAGTTATTTACTATTTCACTTTTATTTCCCATTATACTATATGAGTTATCCAGTCAATTATATTATCCCATCCTGCTTTTAATGCTGAGAATGCTATTAATATTCCTGCTACTATATATCCATGCTTCTTAGCTTTTGAAGCAAAGCTTTCTAACTTATCTAACCTTTCTATTACCCCATTAGGGTTTAAGTCACTACCAGTTATAGCATGTTTTATAATAGTGATGTCTTTACTCTGATTAATCTGATGTTTCTCTATCTCAGCTATTTGTTCTGATAGTTTGTTTATTTGTTGTTGCATCTTTTATAATATTGTCCCATCAATAAAGTCATGTATTTTTACATGTCCTGCTGTACTAGGGTGAATTGTATCCCCAAAGTCAGCCCCTGGGTATGTTAATACTGTTTTAAGTTCTATATAAGTACAATAAGCTCTTGCTGTACATAAATCACTAAGAGCAGTTCTATAATCGTCTAATAGAGAATCCTCTGTAGATTTAGTTGTTGGTCCTAATACGAATATTTGTATACTTGAATCAGCAGTATTTATATCGTCCAATAAATCTCCTCCCCAAGTTGTTATGTTAGCGGCAGTTCTTCCTAAGTCGTGATCATTAGTAGATAATCCAATTACTAATTTCTTTGTAGTTGTAGTATCACTGAATGCGTCTGTAACCCAACTAACTGTTTCAGCTATATCTAAAGAAGCTTCAGCCAATTGTTTTAAAGCTGCCCCTGCGTATCCTATTATACTAACATTTTTACTATCAGTATATTTAAATAGTTGAGCATACCCATCAGTAAATTCATTTGTACCTAAAGCACCTTGTGCAATAGAATCACCTAGGAATACAAACCTTTCAGCTACATTAGATGGATTAGTTCTAGTATATAATGAAGGGTCTACCTGTAATCCTGATAAAGTACAAGTTGAGAAAGCAGTTCCTGATACCCTAGGTTCTACTAATGTTACAACTTTACTACCACCAGCAACAGTCACTTTAGACCAAACACCTTCTGTAATAGCTACAGTTTGACTATAAACCCCGTTTATTAGAATTGCTATATCATCTCTAGTTCCAACAGGCTCTCCTTTTATAGAGAATGTAGTTGCAGTTGTCGTGAATGAAAATTGACTTGTTGTACTCTTTATATTATAATATGTTCCTGGAGTATATGTAATACTGTTTTCAAATACAGAAGAGGCACTTATTTGATTAAAAGGTACATTTTCTACAACATCTGCTTCTTCACATCCTGAAGTAGTTATGTCTAAGCTTGAACCACTATTTTTAAATGTCCATTCATTAGCCGCATCACTATTCCAATTATCTCCTGCAGCATCCCCCATTCTATAGTAGCCAACTAGGTTAGATAATCCACTTTCATCTTTAGCTACACCTCCGTTATGTATGTCTAACATAGTTGCTGCATTCTTAGCATCACTTGTAAATATAGTATCCCCTATATAAGCATTAAGAAGAAAGATGTTTCCAGCACTATTTTTATTATGAGCACCTATTCTACCGTTATCTAGCCCAGACAAATCATTAAACCAGGTTGTTTTATCAGACTGTACTACAAATGTTGAAGCAGCTTCAGCACCATCTATCCATAATTTAGGGCTAGTTCCGTCTTGTGTTAATCCAACAGTTATCCAAGTATCAGTAATTATTACAGCTTCATCAGTTCTTAATTGCCAGTCTGCAAAACCACCAGTTCTTGCCAAAGCATTTAATTGACCAGAAGAATTGATAAAGAAAAATATATCTTCACTTGCATTAGTGTCCCCGAAAGTTACAATAGAGTGATTACCTGACAGTGCTAATACGTTAATTCTAACTATAATAGTACCTTGTGTAGTAGAAGATAAAGGAGTTAACACATTATCCGCATCTATAAATTCAGCAGAGCCATCTAATAATAAAGAATGATTATTAAAAACACCATCAGAGATGCTTCCTCTATATCTATTTAAACCTAATCCTAAGTAAGGAAACATAGTTAATATTATTTAAAGAATCCAATAAATTTTTGAATCCAAGTTTTATTTTCTACAGTATCAAATTTCTTTAATGCTGGAATTTCTATTAGTTTATTCCAAATATCTTCTCCAGATAAATATCCTCCACCTGTATTAGTAATTTCAAATGTTCTAGAATTTCTTAAAGAACTATTATCTTCTGTAAAGATAAACTCAAAATAAATCTTATTATCTCCATTCCAACTATATCTAATACCTTCAACTTCTGCTGAAGGATTAGTTAAAGTTAATTCCTCTGTTATTTTTATTATTCCTTTTGCTTTCATATTGTTTATGTATAATGATTCCTAACTCTTACACCAAAAGCCCCCAAAGTTTTAGCCGAAGCAATCCCCCTTTCATCTCTATTGCTTTTATAATTTTCGGTTGCTACTCTTACGTTAGTTGTTGAACTGTGAAACGAATTAGCATCGGGCGTCCACTTAGTATTAAAAGGGGCATAATTAAATCCTGCTGATTGTGAGTTGTGTATGCTTTCCATTTCAGAAGTATTAGCAAGTCTAAAATCTGAATAACCTAATACCGTAATAAGTAAAGCGTTATCTATCATTAAATCCCAATTACCAAAACCCCTACCTGTAGCCCAACCTAACCCTGTGTAGTGGTCTATTATATAATTGCTCCCGTAAACTTGTAACCCATTTTCATCAGTAAATCTATTTTTATTGCCAAATGCATTATTGCTAATTAGTGTAGTAAATGTATCTAATTGAGCATAGCTAATAGGATATACAGGAGGAGTATAATCGTAAGTACCATTAGCTAATTGCCATGCATCATCCCCTGTTCTATATGATGTAGTTTGCCCTGTTAATAAAGGTCTTTGATATGCTATTCCAGAGCCTCCTCCAGAACCCATGCTAACTTGTCCTAATCCTAATCCAAACATTCTCTACTTGTTTAGTTATTAATTACCTGATACTTCGTGTTGGTATACTATTACTGCTCCACCTGCTAATGTTACAGTACCGTTAATAGGTACGTACCAAATATGTCCAGCACTTAAAGTCTGAGTAGATAGGTCATCTCCTTCAGCTATTACATTTAAAGTTGTAAATGTAGCATCAGAGATAGCGTAAATTGCATAAGCATTTATTCCTGTATTAGCATTTGTATCTGTTATAACTAAAGGCAAAGCTCCTGTTAGGGATTTACTCATTAGTTCTTGCAACCTTTTGTTAGTTGTCTCTGTATCTGTTTTTGCCATTATTATTTATTTTTAATTATAAACTCTTATTTCAATAGGAGTATCTGTCATTTTAGCATTAGCTAATGAACCTGCTCCTGTATTATATGTTTTTATAGTTAATGTATCAACATCTGTTCTAACAGCACTTACTACAGTAAATGGATCAACATTCCCCATAAGGATAAATGTTTTATCTGCAGTAAAAGCTCCTGTCAAAGTAATTGTATATGTCCCATCTGATGTATACCCGAAAGTTGGAGTTCCTCCTAAAGTATTTTCCAATATCTTGGTAGTAGGAGCACCTATACCTGATTGAGTTAATAATGCTGAATATACTGCATACCCTTTATTATCACTTGAATTTAGATAAGTATTAAAATCTACTAAAGACATTTCTACCTCTTCATCATTGTAAATTAAAGATATTCTATCAGAAGTCTTTAAGTTACTTTTAATTATATTTTTATTTCCTGGTTTTCTATTATTTCCCATTTTAACATTCTTTAGGTAACAAGCTGTAACAACTATTAATTAGTTTACATACTTGTGCATTAGTTAAACAGTTCAAAGTAGCATCTGCATCATAAGAGCATATAGCTTGCATCATTAAATCTACAAGTTTTGCTTTATGTATCCAGCAGGATGCATCTGAACCTATTGATAATTTATCAGAAATAGTTACTGCAAGAGTACCTCTTCTGCATGTTAATAATTGTCTATGCTTGAGCACACAAGCTGAAGTCATATCTGCCATAATTAACTAAAATCTATTACTCTATAAATAATACTTAATCTTAAATCATATCCTCCAGTAGTAAATGTTGCAGTCGCATTATCAAAGAAAATTGCAGTATTTAATCCAGAAGTTAATAATGGAGTATCTAAAGCAAATTGTTCAGTTCCTACTGCAGCAGTAGTTAATAATGCTGCTGAAGCTGAAGCTATCGTAGTTCCACCATCACCCATTGTAAGTTCTATTACTCCTCCTGCAGCATAAGCTGCTGTACTGTAATTAGCATATCCTGTACAACTAATAACTTCTATTAGTTTATTTGTCCCTTGAGCTGGTATTACTGAAATAGCCGTACCACCTACTGTTGTACATCCTGCCAATATCTGGGCAGACGTAATAGTAACATTGGCAACAGAATAACTTTGAGGAGTATTTGCTAACATTGCATCAGTTATTTTTCCTGCTCCTATTTCTGTAACTCCTGAAGAGTTAATAGTCACATCTCCTGACATTGCTACTGAGGTTAAGTCTGTACCGTCACCCATTAGTATTTTAGCACTTCCTGAAACATCTAAGTAAGTAGGTGCATCTGATGCTTCTCCTACAATTAAACTACCCCTAGTAATGTCTGCCATTTGAGTAAGCCCTACTGCATCATCTGCTAAAGCTGAACCAGGTATTGTACCTGCTCCAATAGTACCTCCATCTATAGGGACATTACCTGCCTGTTCATCTGAACAGATATGCATTTCCCATGCAGAACCATTGTAGATAGCTCTTATTTCTGCTTCATATAAAGCTTGGTTATCTGTAAGAGCTGTACCAAAAATGTTTACAGTAAACCCTGAAGTTGTATTACTAGTAATAGTACCAGCATACATGAATTTAATATATTGATTTAGTCGAGGTGTACCACTTACAGTTACACTAACATCTGCAGATAACGTAATAGCTCCTGCAGGTCTAATAACTACATGTTGTACTCCACTATCTATATCTACTGCATAAGTACCGCCTCCTGCTACAGGAACTATAGTACTTGTATTAAAATTATTTGCCATAAGTTATTATTTTATTAAGTGGTCAATAGTTAATTGGTCACAGTTAAAAGTAGTAATAGTACCTCCTGTTTTACCTCTACATTCTATTAAAAGAGAGTTTGCTGAAACATCAGCAACTGTTTCATCTTCTTGAAAATGATAGTGATCTAAAGTTGCACCATCGCTAGTGCATATATAACTGTCAGAGACAATAGCTAACGTAGTAGTACTTTCTCTGGTAATTTCTAATCTAATCTTTAAATAAAACTGTAAGTCAGAAGAGTTATGATTTATTTGGTAAGGTGGAAGCTTTGATGTAAAGCTAGAACCTGCTAAATAAATATAGGCATTAGAAATACCATCTACTCCTGCTCCAGTTGTACTAAAGGTAGCAGTAAGAATAATCTTACTACCATTTGTGCTCAAAGTATTAGAAGGCATAGTATAGGCTTTTGTTGATGAGAACAATGCTATACTAGTTGAACTAGTTGTACTTTGAGTTGTATCGTTATGTAGTACTGCAACTCCGTCAGTCCCATTAGAGCCAGCAGAGCCTGTGGCTCCTGTTGCCCCTGTAGGTCCAGTCACTACTGGTAAGGTTACGTTATCACAACTACATGATTGACAAGTATCACACATATTTTTTTAACAATTACAATCTTCAAAGTCACAAAGAGCTTGAAGTTTGGTTAATAATTTGCTTATTCCTGCTAAGTTGTAGCATCCTCCTAAGCTTAATAAGCCTTTATATAATCCTTCTGCAAACAAAAGTCTATCTATAAAAGCATTCGTATCACATTTACTACATAACTTATCTTGTAAGTCTTTAGCTAATTTATCTAAACAGCATCTAACTTTACCTAAAAAAAGTTTATGTAATGTTGTAGTAACTGTTCCTGATGGAGACACTACTGTATATAAAAAGGAATACACTCCATCAGCAGTGCTGGTAGGTGTAATATCTGTAAATACATAGTTACCTGTTACTACTTGAGCATTAATCTCTGTAGTTACATCTACTGTTTGAGTAGTTAGATCAGGAAAAGTAATGAGTATAGTAGCAGAAGTAATATCTGTACTAGCATCATTAGGTGAACCATATCCACCTGTATTACCTGCAGAATAAGCTCCTGTAGTATCTGTAATCTGTAATAAGGTATTGTTTTCTTTGAAACAAGCTGATAATGTTGGTGCTATAGCCATGAGTTAAATAGTTTTATTAATTAAAAAAAAAGGGAGAGGAAGCTAAGCTTACACTCTCCCCTTTTATGGTTTTGTTAAAAACTATTTACTATCCAGCAATTAGATCATCTGTAGTTAAAGCTGAACCATCAAAGTTATTTTGAGTAGTGTACGCTGGTACACCCTCTAATAAATCTTCTAATACATCAGTTGTATCATCAGCTGTTCCAGAAGAACCTTCGTACCAAGCACCGTTTGTATCAGCTGCAGGTACTGCAATTATAAGAGATTGTGGACTATTTACATAACCTAAACTATCAGTTCTACCTTTCTCAAACTCAATAACAATTAAGTCATAAGTTTCAGAAGATTGAGCCATTTTAGTATAGCTATAAATGTTAGGTTCTCCAGTTCTGAAGTTCTCACCATTGTTACCATTTAAGAAATGCTCTAATTCAGCTACTTGGTTATAACTTCCAGATCCTGGAGTTGCAGTAGTAGAGTTAGTCAAAGTAGTTGCTCCAAAAGAGTCAGCATCTAAAGATAAATTCCATTTTGCAACAGCGTTATCAATTTTACCTAATTTGAAATCTAAAGTTAATCCTGTTAAAGAAACACCCCAGTCTGCAGCGGCTCCTGTAGCGGCAGCAATTACTTCAGCATCTGAACTTGCAGCAGTTAAAACTTGACTTGTAATTTGTACTGGTCTATCCACTGTGAAATTTAAGTTTGTTGTATCTACTGCAGTAACCTTATAAACATCATCAGTTAATGCTGTACCAGCACCATTAGATCCCATTCTTACGAAATCTCCAATAGCTAAAGTTGTTGCTCCAGCACCCCATGTAATAGCAGTTGCAACACTAACTACTTTTGATCCATTAACAACAGTTATGTTATTAACAAAATCATTAGCAGCTGTAACTGCTGAGTTACAAATTGCTTTGAATGATATAGATTTATCATATTCTCTGCTGAAGTTACCAACACCAGATCCAGCTAAACCTATAGCTATCTCAGCTTGAGTAGCAGAAGAATCAGATGAATACACCATATCTTTTATGTATACACCACCATGATTAGTTGTTGGACTTTCTTCTAAAGCAATACTTGCTCTATATACTGTATTGTTATTTGTTACGATAGATCCGCTAGTTCCATTATAACCAACATAATCTAATTGAGCTGTAGGTGCAGTGTAATCTTTTTTAGAGATTCTCTTTACCCAGTCTTTTTTAATTTTTGGAGAAACCAATGGAGTATCATTAGAACCTCTACCTAATACTACTACGAACTCATCGTTAGCTATTGTTCCTTCTGCTATTACTGTACCACCTGGTGTGAAACATCTTATTTCCCCATCAGCTAATCCATTTGGTGATCCCGGAGAAGCAGTAATTGCTACATCCTTTCCAACTAAGATCATCTGATGATCATTTTGACTAAAATTTGCCATTTTATTATTGTTTTAATTAATATATATAATTTACTTTGTTTACTTATTTTATAAGCCTAGTGTTACAACTCTATGTGTCACATTAACTCTAATTTCTCCTGCTGCAGTACCTGGTTGAGTTACCTCAGTAGCTGTCATATTTATAGGAGAATTTACTGCCATTACATAATCATTAGTTAATGAACTAAGATTAATAACAGTGTCTCCTGCTTTAGTAATTAAATCAGTAGTTGCTATAGCTCCTGAAACAGGAACCTGTGCTCCTCCAGAACCTATATTTACAACTAAATTATCTCCTGCACCTCCTGTATAAGCTGCTGTATCATAGTCATAAACTAATACTGCATTTACAAATTGTAATGCTGTTCCTGCTCCAGCCGCTGGAACTAATATTGCCCCACCTGCATGACCTAAACTACCAGCACTTGTTCCTACAATTTCTGTAGTAGACAATGTTACTTCAGTAGTATATTCAACTACATTAGTGGAGATAGTTGTTCCACCTACAGCAGAATTAACTCCAGTACTTGTTACCGCACCATCTTTTATAGTCACGCCATCCACAACTACACCATTACCTGCAGTAGTTTCATTTATAGTATCTGCACTTAAAGCTGATACTTTCATATTATCAGAAGTTCCATCTGTTAACGGGTTTACTATAGATTCTTTTAAATGAATACCATGTAAAGGCATTGAATCATCAGTGTTTTTTATGTTTATAAGGTCTTTAGCTCTTTTTTTAGCTACATCTATATTTGCCATTGTCTTTAATTATTAATTTTTTCTTCGTTTAATTTAATTTGATACTCTTGAGGAGTTGTTACTCCAGAAGCTATCCTTACTGCTACTTCTACAAGCTCTCTATGAATGGTATCATTTAATTCACAATCTACTTGAGCTGTAGTAGTATTGTCCCCAGTAAAGGGAACAATATCTACAGGTTTTTTAGCATATGTTAAATGATAAGTACCAATACTAAAAGTTCCATCTGTTATAAGATCTACTCTTTTAATACCATTTGTATTATCATTGTAATCCATTCTCCAAGCACAGTCATGGATTCCTCCATTTACCATAGGTTTTTTGAATGGGTTTTTAATTTGAGTTGTATACTCAGCTTCTCTTTTAACATCCACAGGTATTCTAGTGTTATTAAAACAACTATTAGAACTTGTGATAGTAGCTTCTTCTGATTCAGCATACATAAAATCCGTAGGTAAGTCATATCTTGTTCCATTAGGCTTTCCTGTATCTTGAGTAGTAGAAGCAGAAGTAATGTCAACAGTCTTTGTTATATTAGCAAAGTCTCTTCGTCTACGTTCAGTAAACTCAGCAGGTTGATATCTCTTAGTAAGTATTTCTTGTGCTTTACTCAAGAATATAGATTTTTCTTTATCTGTATATCCTGGACTTTCTGCACTAGCTACTTTATCGTAGATGACATCAAACTCATATGACATTTCATTAGCATTCATTTATTATTTATTTTTTATTAGTTTAGCTTCTAACATTAATCTTATATCTTGATTCTCATCAGCTTCTAAGAAGTTAAGTGCTCCTGATAAGTTATTAAGATCACCTCTCATAACTAATTCATCACCACTAGCTAAAAAGTATTTATGTCCATCTCTAATTACAGATTTATTTTGTAATGATTTAGTTAATAATACTTTTGTTTCATACTGAGGATCTTCTAATGTACTCAAGAACTCCTTAATATTAGATTCTACTTGTTTATCAATTTCTGATATTAAGAAAGATCTCTTAGAATTTTCTGATACTCTTTTACCAATTACATTAAGGTAATCAATCATTCCTTCTATGTCATCTTCTAATCTAGTAGCAATCTTCCAAGCTCTTTTCTTTTCATCACCTTTAGAGATAGTTTTCTTTTGTTGTTCATCATCAGATGTAATAACAAATACATAACTTTTCTTTTTAAATTCATCAGCTGCACTAGGAGCTACAATATTAGTATTACTTAATAGTATTTTATACTTTAAGTAATCAATAGCTTTAGATAAATCTAATTCTAAGTCTCTATTGGTTAAAAGAATCTTAGCTCTTTTACTATACCAAAAATTACTTGCCTTGGGAGCATAAGGAGATAAATCACCTACCTCAAATGTCATCCCAGACTTTACTTTACTTTCAAAGAACTCTATTTCCTCTTTATTAAGAGGACAATCTATATTAGATGTCCCTTTAATGTGTTTAGGGCAGACTTCAAAATCTGTTCCTGGTAACATGTTATACATAACATGATCTTTATCTTTCACTACACCTCTTGCTCTGTCTACTAATCTAACAGTTACTTTTTTATTAGGTAGTGTAAATTCTTTTTTTACTTCTGTTCTTTCAACTGTGTTTACAGCTTCATTTTTGTTTTCTTCTTCCATTTCTCCAAAAATTAATTATTAAAAATATAAAAGGGTAACTCCCGAAGGAGCTACCTTTTTAGTTTATGCTTGATTATCCGTTATAGATAAAGTGAGCAGTTTTAGTTGGGTCAGTTACCATAACTCCACCACAGTAGAATTTATGCTCTTCCCATGCATCCTTAGCAGTTCCCATTGGTGCAATTTCACCATCTGGAGAGAAAGGATTACGTAAACCTGGAATGTATTTATGGATAATATCCATACCTGCAGGTTTTACTTTTCTAATGTTTGCTTCACCATTAGTTGTTCCTATATCATAGATATCATATCTGTATGATTCAGTAACACCACC